TTATTACGTCATCGACGGCGAAGTGTATTGCACGCTTTGTCGCGGGACGTACCCAACTAAACTCAGTCCGGTGTGGAATAGTCCTAGCGCTTCCGCTTGGCTCATACCCGGCACAATGGGGAATAGCGATGATGAAGGTTAGCGATGTCGATAACGTCTCGAAGCTGCTTCACTCCTTAGTGTTGCGGAAGGACCAACTCAGGGCCCTGCATGCGCGTTCAAAGGATAAGCCCATACGGGTAACCCTCGGTGACCACTTCGCGAGCTATCCGCTTGATGAAAACCCCGTGCTTGTCTCGATCATACAAGCGCAGCTTAAAGCGGATATCGCAGAACTCCTTTCCGACCTTATAAAGCTTGGGGTTACGGATGATACTTAGGTTCCGTTGCCAGCAGTGCGACCGGCTATTCGACCAAGAGCGCACGGGCCGGAACTATAAGCGCAAGTGCCAATCGTGCTGCGATCTTAACCAAGAACGCAGTCAAGCCAAGCAACGCGCCCGAATGCGGGCAGAGAAGGAGCAGCAACATGGCTCTCATGCCAGCACAACGGGTTAAACAACTTTTGTACACGCTGCATATAAGCAGTGACATGGCGATAGATGCCGTCGCCCTCGGAGCCATCACGGCCATTGATCAAGCCACGCTTAGGCCGATCCTTCTCGGCCTAGAGGCTAGCAGCGAAATCACGTCTGTTGTTAACGAGTCGGGCACGTTCTGGAAGTCCGACGCGGAATGGGTTAAGGTCCATGGCACCAAGTTCGCCAATGGATCGAGGAAGAAATGAAGATACGGTGCGACGACTGCCCGAGCGAGGCTGTTACGGTTGTCCTAGTCGGCAACAAGCCTAAGCCCGTGCAGATAATGCTATGCGCGCTCTGCCGCGAAGTTCACCAGCTTCCAAACTCATTTAACGAGGTTACCGTAGCGGACTTTCTTAAGTTCATTCAGGGCGGCTAACGCCTTGCCGCCAGCGTAGGGTTAGACTACAATGCAAATAATCGGCTATCACCCATGCAGGAACCTGCAACCCATGCTTAAGCTAGCAATCAAAAACGCGATGCTTTTTATCGCCTTTGCAGCACTGCTTAGCTTCTTTTGTTGGATCACTCCCGGCAGGGACGCTACCGCTGCTACATTTATAATGGGTATCGCGTTCGCGGGCTTCATCGATTTTGTTATCAGCATCTAATATGGGGGATAGTTATGCCAGAGGATCATGAATTCCTTGAGTTCATCGAAGGGACTAACCCGGAATACTCGTTCCACATTAGGCGGGACGTTATCGTCGCCTACGGTAGGGGCAAGGAAGGGGAGAATAAGCGGCGCGTGTATACCCCGACCGTTGTGTTTGAGGTTTCCGATACACTCAAGGATATCAAGGCGATGTTCAAAGGAACTTCCAAGAGCGTTACCACCAAAACGAAGAAAAGGGGTTAGTCTGTGCGAGGGGATTTCAACAGTATCGTCATGGCAACGGCAGCTTTGCTTGACGATAAAGGACAAGCGATCATATCAATGAGCCGCCAAGACTCGCAGCCTAGCGTTGCGCTGGCCAATTTGATCCTCGACGTGAACTCGGCCTACGACAACCAAGACCGGAACTGGGTTTCGTTGAAAATAGAGTTGACGAACATAACGCCGCCGCCCGCATAAGGCAAAGACAAGGACTTTCCTAAGGCGTCGCGGAGTTTTTCGGGCTAAGCTAAGCGCGACACAAACGAACACTAACGGAATTACGGATGCCCAAGATCAAATTTACTCCCGAGGAAGAAGCCGAAGCCGCTGCTTGGTTCCGTAGCCCGGGATACGAGGCTACCAAGTACCACGAAATCTTCACGCACGTCGATCACCTAGAGCGGGAGATACGTCACTTCAACGCAACCGACCTATACCGTGATATTCTGGCCGGTAAGGTGAACTACAGCGTGTTCGTGGTTCCTTTCACCGGGTCCGACTATTTGCGGATAGTCAATGACAACGGCGTCGAAGAACCACGGGTAGATCGGCTCACCTATAACATCTGCCGCAGACCGATCCTTGTAGCGCAATTCCCTCAAGGCGAACACGTCCTTATCGACGGTAACCATCGCGTTGTACGACGCTTCCGCGAAGGGCTCAATTACTGCACCGCCTTCTTTGTAGAACACCCGGCATGGAGCAAGTATCTCGTCACCATGCCTCGTCTCGTTGAACGTCTAAAAGTGGAGGATACTATTAATGCGCAAACCATCTCGCATGAAGAACGCTACGGCGTCAAAAAGGCGCAGTACGAAACGTACAAGACAATCACATCATGAACATGGTGCATTCACCCAGCCAGCGACTACCGAACAGCGCGGGGCACTTGCCCGTGTGGCAGAGCTTGAGAGGCACCTTGCTCATTTTCGCAACTTCAACCGGGACCGCGACGAAGAAATTGCTTTCTTGCTCGCGCTCTTGTCGGCTCGTGATATCACGAACACAATGTACCCCCACCACGTCGCTAGGCGTCTCCAAATCATTTCGCGCGGCAATGGCAGGTATGTTGCTGAGCGGCTTGCCGTTGATGGCTTCGGCGAAAGCCGACCTGTCACCGACGCAGATAATAGCGCAGGATTGGGCTGAGTTCGATGAAGGCGTCGCAATCCCGGCGCTCTTTCCAGAGACAACGGGCGGCTTCAAACAAATCAAGAATAAGAAAGCCGCCCGGTCACATCATTTCTATACCCGCGTGCGCGTCAAAGGTGTTTGGCAGCATCGCGGCAAGCCAGATAAACACTTGCAGGAACCTGCAAAGCGAAAAACAAAATAATCGGAGCCATATAATGGCAATAGCGCGGCGCGAAGTTTCGGTTCCTATTCGGTGGACGCACACAATTACGACGCCGCAGTTTTCGGCAAAACTTCAAGTTACTCATGAGAGGATTGCGAAAGCCGACCCGCAACTCCACTCATTCATAGACCAGCGCTACGATAAGGTCCGCGAAATTGCATCGCAGCGCGGCTGGGTATTGGAAGAAATCCCAAAGCCACCGCGTCCTCGCTTGTAGCCGGGTAGCCGAAATGATACATTGGCCGCTTCACAACCCCGGAGCGCCCAATGGCATCAAGTTTCAGTTCGGTCAATAACCCCTATTCGTCGCAGAACAGCTACGGCGGCATGTACTCTGGATCAATCCCCATCGCGACCCCGGGGCATGCCCCTGACGACGCCAATGATCTGACCACCTACGCGAAGATCATGGCAACCACTGGCGGCAATCTCACGGTCCTTCCCGCTACCAACGACGACGCCGCACCAGTTACGTTTACGGGCATTCTCGCGGGCTGGGTTTGCCCCTTCTTGGTTCGACGGCTGTACGCAACCGGAACAACTTGCGCGCCCATTTCACTTCGTCCGAACGATATCTGACAAAAGAATAAGCCCCGGTTAATAACCGGGGCTTTCGCTTGCGTGCAGGAACCTGCAACTCAGTCGAGAAGCGTGTAGCTCGTACCCTTCTTCTGGGCAATCGGCGGACGGTTCTTGTAGTGGTACTGCCAGTATGCCTGCGACAGACCATGCTTGATCGCCCTGCCACTCAGCAAATCACCGATGATCTGCGAAGCATGCCATGCCCCATCACTGCCCGGCGTGATCAAGAACGCGGCGATAAACAGATCGCCTTCCTTGAGACCGGCAACCGCCTGAGCTTCCGCGATCGTCGGCAAGTCCGCAAGCACGATATCCTTCAACAGCGCATTCTCGTTAGCGTTGCCGGTCGATGCCATCACGGGGACCGGTGCGGGGGCCGCTACGGGGGGCGCGGCGGGTTCTACAGCCTGCGGGAACTCGTTCGCAGGCGGTATCGTCACCACCGCGTCGGCACCCACGGCAGGATCAACAGTAGCCTTCACGTCGCCCTCAAGTTTGATAGCTTCGCCTTCGATTGACTTGAGTTCGTTTGTCAGGTCGTCGGCGATCTTCGCTTCCTCTGATTTCACGTCCGTTTCCACGGTAACAGCGGCCTGATCGATGACGCCAGCGGCGTCGGTGCGGGGTGCGATTGGCATGGTCAAGTCTTCCTTCGGGGTTATGATTAAGAACAACGCGATAGTAGTTGATTAGGTTCCATCGTTCAATCCTTCATTGAAACAGCGAGTTCGGGGCGGTACAATACGGTATGGGACAAAAAGTTATCCACAGGGGCGCATCACTATGAACTACAAGAACCCGCCACATACAATAAGGGCAAGAGCAACTCGTGCGCTGGTTGAATTGCACAACGGAGAACAGCCCAAACGGAAGGGCGTTCCAGAAACGGAAGCCCTTATGTTGCTCAAGTTCGAACGCCTTATCAAGATGGATATTGATACGGGCCACTTGGTCATCACCTCCCGGGGGAAACAGCATATTTCCCTTATGGGCTTCGAAGTCTATCCTTCACTTGAGCAAAGACAAACGGCTTGACATAGCCAAAAATCCGCGATACTCTAATGCTTGAAAGCTTCCGGCTCCTTGAGTTGGCGGTTTTCGAGAGAAACCTTAGCCTGCCAGCCTCATACGCTGGCAGGTCTTTTTCTTGCAGGAACCTGCAATGGGTATGATACCGACAAGCGAGTTCGACCGGCTCCGTTCTGTAATCCTTAACGGGCTTACGAATATGGATTTTCTTACGGACTTTGACCGGCAATTTCTGCTGGACTACCACACCAAATTCGATAAATACAAACGGCATACGTTCGTATCCGACGGGCAAGAAGCGCAGTTCGACCGGATCGAAGCCTATTTACAAGACGAGCTAGGATCAGATTATGTCAGAGCCGACCCATCTTGAGAACCGCCGTCGCGGTCGAGGCCGACATCCGCTCCTGAAAACAGGGTCACTTACCGGCGACGTGTATCGCCACCTCAAGATGAACCCGGACCAAACCATCGCCCAAGTCCATAGCGTCCTCAAGGGCAACCGCCAAAGCATCAACGCGGCGATCCAGCGTCTCAAAGCCGAGGGGCTTGTCATCCAAGTTCCGATGCAGAAGGGTAACCGGGTTATTAACCCTTACCGGGCGGTCCTAGAGAACGAGACAAGCTTTGCCCGGGATCGCGTTGAAATCGTCACAACGATTTTTGTCAACGACTTCGGCGAGTACTCCGCTGTTTCAAGGGTGACCAACGAAGCGCCGGGCGCTAGAGCAGCGCCGGGGACGCATCCGGTCCATACTGTGACGCACTACGCGGCGGTTCCTCGGTCTACCGAAACGTTCAAGACCCGGCAAATCTTTGACCCGAAGTTCAGAGACAGCGCCTCGGACTTTTCCGAAGGTCCGATCATCGACGTTGAACCAAACAAAGACTAAAAATCTACAACGATTGCAGGAACCTGCAAATCTCGGCTATAAGGGACATAAGAAGCATCCCTTACAAGGGCTGGGTGAATGCGCTATGCTGTTTTCGGGCCTCGCGAATATCGGTTTAAGGTCTACGATAACAAAACGCATGTCGCGGGTTGTCTCGGGGCCATACCCGACCTTGACGTGCTTATCTCAGGCGGTGGTAGGGGCATAGAAGCCCTAGCGGAAGAATATGCCCGCGATAGCAGCATTGAGATTGTGCGTACCCCTCCGAACTACCAAGGCGAGTCCGGTGTTTCGATCACCACCGCCCAAGCATTCGACAACCGAAACATAGCTATGATCGCCGACGCGGACGGCGTTGTCATGTTTTGGGACGGAACTTTCGCGGCCATGGTCCCGATCATGTCGCGTTGCATGTTCCTGCAAAAAAAAGTCGTCTTGTATCCCATGATCTAAACGATTGTCGCCGGGTATGCACCATGCTATAATGGCCGCATGACCCGCAAGATGACAATTTCCGAAAGAATTAGAAAGAACACGTACAGAGCTATCAACGGCTGTCTCTATTGGAAAGGGGATAACGTTGGCGGCTATGGCCGTATGCAGATTGCTGGCAAAAACTACCTTGTACATAGGGTTGTCTGGGCGGAAGCTAAGGGACCAATCCCTGACGGGATCGATATTCTGCATTCGTGCGACCATCCGCCCTGTTGTGACCTAGCGCACCTATTCGACGGTACGCATTTAGATAATATGCGAGACATGGAAGCCAAAGGCCGTGCATCACGGTTTGTTGGTGCTCACCCCGGCGAAGCCCATCATAATGCTGTACTTAGTGATGCAGAAGTCGCTAGAATGCGTGAGTTGGCGGCGACCGGTCTTAACTCAGTTGAGCTAGCTAAGATGTTCCCGGTTAAGGCTAGACAAATACGACGTATTATTAATGGGAGTTCTCGACGTGCCTGAGGTGTATCGCCCTAGACTACGTATCCTTATCGATCCAGTCTACGTTCAGATTTCTAACTTATCTGGGTCGAGTACATATAGGAAATACGTTACGTTGGTTAGGGAGTTGGTCAAAAGAGGCCACTATGTTTTTTGGATGGTGCCAGATGAAGCTAAATACACCCCTGATGAGATTGAGGGGCATCCTAATGTCGGGATCATCCGTACCTCTCCTATTCAGGATCAATTCGTCGTTGATGGATTGGTTACAGACGAATTCTTCAATCTCTTTAACCGTGTGGCCGGTAAGTATCACGTTGACGTACTATGCACGTCTCGGAACTCTCTCGCCGCATATTACAAACGTTTGTTGGAACCCCCAAGGTTTCACGATAACGGCGGTAATTACACAGACAAGGGATACGGTCTCCCTGTCGTACTCATCGAAGAATTCCCTCAGACGAAACAAAGACAGAACTCAGGCGAGACATATTGGCTCATGCAGTGCCTTGGGTATCTCGCATCTGATAGCACCGTCTTTCTCTCGGACCACAATCGTTCCGAAGTTACCAAAGAAATGGCAGAGATATTCGTTACAAGCCGCGTGAAGAAATTTGCGAGCGAACAGGCCAAGGTTATCCCGGCTGGTATCGAATGCGATCAACTCGACCAGATTTATGATCCTGACCGCTGGAAGGCTGAGACCGGCTTCAATGTCGTAAGCATCGGTCGTATTTTCGGTGTCTCGTATATCGAGTATCTGCCGTGGTTCGACTACTTGTTCAAATCCGGTATCGATGATGTTACCCTTACCGTTTCCCTTTCCGGCGCTCTAGGCGGCCCGATGCGCAGCAAGCTTGCTGGCATAGGCTTCGACTTCGCCAACGTAGGTCGCCAGTTCCGCATTCTTGAGAACAACAACCGGGCGAACTTCATCCGACAATTGCGGGGCTACCATGCCTTTATTTGCCCTATGTCTCACCTTGATCATCCTACCGGACTGTTTGAGGCTCTTTACATGGGGTTGCCGGGAATTATGCCGGTATCAGATTATCAACAATCCTTCTTTGCTGACTATCCGTTTGTTATCGAACCGAAGGACAAGGCCGCTTTACTAGCTACTCTGAACTGGATACGTGAAAATAAACAAGAAGCCCGGGACATGATACTGCCGTGGCGGAACACGATCCGGGAGAAATACAATGCTAAAGATAACATCGCCAAACTCGCCGATGAAATCGAGTTGCAGGCCCGCGCGCACCTCAACCGCTTCAAGACTTCCGGGGCCGTCATCAAGTTCTGCCAAGAGCTTAAAGGAACAAGATACACTTTTGCTGATATCGTTGCTTACCTCAATAAGTGTGGCAACCTTGGGATCAGCATTGGCGATATGAAAATAAGAACCACGTTTACATACGCTCGTTCTGCTATTCATCACACGATGGCTTTAGCCAACTACGTAGATACGTGTGAGGGGCCGGATGACGTGTTCATAAGAAGGGATATTTTTGACAGGGACTACTTGCCTAAAGTTATTCCACCGATTAACATAAGTGATATAACCGAATTTGACGGGGATATATCACTAGATGAAGAAACTCTGCCCGTGCTGCAATCAGTTAAAGCTTCCGACCGAGTTTTACCGGTCAAGCCGCTCGCCAAGCGGCCTCCAACCATATTGCAAAAAATGTCAAACACTAAAAATAAGTGAGTATACGCAGACGGAACAAGGCAAGCGGAAAGGAGTAGAAAAAACTCAAAGATATCGCAAAACCCCAAAAGGCAAGGAAACGTGGGAGCGGTATACTGAAACGGCGGGGTATCGGGCAAGTAGAGCGCGGAAGGCTAAGAAATCAAGAATAAATAACCCGCTTAAGTATGCCGCTCGACAGATTGTATACCACGCCCTTAAAGGTGGCCTACTAAAGAAAGAACCTTGTAAAGTGTGCGGAGCATCGGCGGAAGCCCACCATCCAGATTATACGAAGCCATTAGAAGTAGAGTGGTTTTGCAGAGAACATCACGTCGAAGAACACAACAATTTGCAGGTTCCTGCAAAGCCCAAACTCTTAAAGAAGGTCAAGTAATATGGCGCTCGCAATTAAGAAGCTCTCTGCCGAGCGCCCGACAACGGCCGCGAAAGTTACGCTCGTTAAGCCGGTCGCGCTCAAGAAAAGCACCATGCTGGACGTGTTCGACATTCCTATAGAGGACTTGATAGAGTCCAAGGAAAACCCCAATGAGCAAGACGAAGCCACCTTCGATCAGCTTGTCCAAATTATCAAAGATAACGGCTTTGACGAACCAATCAAAGTCGTTCCCGCGCATGGGAAGCCCGGCAAGTACATTATCTACTCTGGTCACCACCGCTTCAAGGTCGCGAAAGTTCTCAAGTATACGGCGGTCCCTTGCGTCATTAAGGAGGGATGGTCCGAAGACGAGCGAAAGATAGCGCTCATTCGCGAGAACCATCTTCGCGGCAATACCAATCCGCAGAAGTTCACGCAACTGTGGAACGAAATGTCCAAGAAGTACGATGCCTCGATCTTGAAGCTTCAAATGGGCATTACCAAAGAGGACGTGTTCAAGAAGCTATACAAAGCCGTCGAACAGAACCTCAATCCGGCGCAGAAGAAAAAGCTCGCCGAGGCCAAGGAAAAGATTTCGAGCATCGACGGCCTGTCGTCGGTCCTCAACAACATCTTCAAGGACAAGGGTTCGGACCTTGACCATGGCTTTGTCGTATTCAACTTCGGCGGCAAGAACCACCACTATGTCGAGTCCGATAAGCAGCTTAACGGCTTGCTGGAAAAGCTTGAGGACGAAATTCGCAGCAAGGGTCTTATGTTATCAGACGTTTTCAAGGCGCTTCTGGCTAACCCCGACTTGAGCAAAATCAAAAAGTCGGATAAGGTCGAGACCCGAAAAACCCTCAGGCTTAAGAAATGATTGCTATCCGCCGCCCACAACCGCGCTTCATCAATGCCAAAGGTGTCACTCCGCAAAAGGAAGTGCAGGCGCGTTATCTTATCAATCTGGTCGCAAACAACCCCCAGTACAAACTTTTGCTGGCGTCGCTTAAAAGCGGCATCGGACCCACGCAATTGGCCTCTCACTGGGCCTCCCAAGGTTGGATCACGGTCAACGAGCGGACGTTTGCAGAGGCGATCAGGGCTTACCGTACCAAGCACCCGGAGCTTATTGAAGCTGCCCCAACGGAAGGGCTGGACGAACACGCCAACCCCAGCCAGCCCTATGTCGATACGTTGCGAGCCGCCAAGCAATTGCTTAAGGTACAGCAGCTTCGTCTTGGTATCGCGATCAAGAACGAGAAAGATTTCAATCTGCTTCTCGATAGCAACACCAAAGCATTTGACTCGACCACCAAGCTTGTCGAAACGATTGCCAAGATGGAAGGCCGCATCACAGATGGCCCCAGAGGTTCGGCCCCTGAGGATGCTACCGTTGTCGAAGACCTTGGCCGGGTCAAGAAGGATCAGACAAGCCGGGACCGCATGCACAACCTTGTGAAGCAGGTTTTGGAAGTTAAGGGCTAATGCAAACGATCACTGTCGTTAGGCAGAGCGGCTTCAAGATACTGCCGCAGCCAAGACTTATAGTTACCAAGCCGGTGTTGCAGAAGATTGCAGCGCCGGTTCTGCACATTCGCCGCCATATTAACTTGCAGGTTCCTGCACCTAAAGTCAGCCCGGCAGACACGCAATACGGGTTAGACGAGCGGACCCAGCTTATTCTCGACCAGATCATTGAGGAAGCTAATCAACAGGATGATGGCGAAACCCGCGATCTTTGGCTTGATGGCGTTGAGACGTTCCGCGATACGGGCGATATAGATGCACTCGTATCCCTTACCGAGCTTCGCCGGAAAGTGGTTCCGCTTGAGGAATTCATATTCGGGCAAGCTTACCTTGGCATCAAGAGGGAGGATATCTTCCCCGGCGTCTTGGAGGCTATGCTTGAACTCGACAAGGATATATATGTCGAGGCGGTTCTAAAGGGAGCGCTTGGTTATGGTAAAACTACTTTGTCTAATATTATGCTTGCGCGGAGCATCTATAAGACCTCATGCATGCGGCACCCACAAACGACCTATGGCATTCGTGCCGGGTCCACCATCGTATTTACAATCCAGTCTATTAGGCTCGCTACTGCAAAGAAAGCGGTCTTCGATGACTTCGGAGGAAACATTAAGAACAGTCCGTATTTCAAGCATATTTACCCTTACAACAAGTTCATTACTACCGAGATGCGTTTTGATGAACAGAAGCTCTCTGTCCTCCCGGTCTCGTCGTCGTCTACGGGTGCAATATCCATGAACGTCATGGGCGGCGTGCTGGACGAAATGAACTTCATGCAGAAGGTTCTTAAGTCCAAATCGCAGAACGCCCAACTCGACGGCTCTTACAGCCAAGCTAAGTCGATCTATGAAGCTATCAGCCGCCGTCGCCGGTCGCGGTTCGCCAACCGTGGCAAACTGCCCGGCATTTTGTTTCTGATTTCATCGTCACGCTTCCCAGACGACTTCACTGAGCTTAAGGCCATGGAGTCAACCATGGCGGGCGGCACGGACCCCAACATCTTCGTCATGTCGAAAGCGATATGGGAAGTTAAGGGCCGCGAACAGTTCCTAGACGAAACATTCCGCGTCATGGTCGGCAATAACATGGTGCGATCCCGCATCTTGGCGGAAGGTGAGGAACCAATTGCCGACTGCCAAGTCATCGACGTGCCGATGGACTTCAAGGGCGACTTCGAAAAAGACACAGACGGATCACTGCGCGACTTCGCTGGCGTCACCATCCTCGCATCGCGTCCGTTCATTAGTCGACGTTCCGCGATACATGATTGTATGCGTGACGGAACGGAGCATGGGTACATCAATCCGTTCGACCGGGAAGAATACGACTTTTCGCTTGGGATACCCAAGCCGCACCGGGATCGACTGCTTACGAATATTCCGATGTTTAGAATGGCCCATATCGATCTTGGCCATAAGCGGGATGCTTGCGGAATTGCAATCGGCCATATCGCCGGGCAGAAGCTAATTGAGCGATACGATCCGGTAACCAAGTTGCGCATTAGTGAACTGAAACCAATCGTTGGGTTTGACGTTATCATGCGCGTAGTTCCGCCACCGGGCGGTGAAATCGAGTTCGCGCATGTTCGCGAATTCCTTATCATGATGCGCGATCAATACAATTTGCCGATTGAGTATGTCACGTTTGACGGCTTCCAATCAGTAGATAGCCGTCAAATTCTGCGGACCAAGAACTTCAAGGCCGACTACCTTAGCGTCGAGAAGATTGATCCGTACCGCTCGCTTCGTGACTCTTTGTACGATGCCGCCGTGTATTTACCCAATCACCAATGGCTTGCGAACGAACTAGCTGGCCTTGAGTACGTCAGAGGGCAGGGGACGGCACCAGACAAGGTTGACCATCGATCGAACGGCACCAAGGACGTTGCGGATGCTGTCTGCGGCGTTACCTCGTTCCTGCTTAAGCGCCGCGTTGCTTGGAGCCCGATCATGGGCAAGGTTAACGTTGGCAAGCCCGTGCAGGAACCTGCAACCGGCGTGAATGCCGAAGCGTCCAAGGCCAAGGTAGCAATTACTAGGCACGTCTCGATTAGAAAGTCCGTGTTTAGGCGCAGCGTTCAACGCAGCTAAGCCTTGACAAAAATCCGCGATAGGCTTACAATTTTAACAAATGAGGGATCGTCATGCATATCAATCCATGCGTTAAGTGCGGTAACTCGCCGGTTATGATCTCGAATTCGGCCATCGAGTACGACGATATCAAAGATGGGAAAATTGTGGAGCATCACTTTCACGATATGCCGATTTCGTATCTCGAATGCGCTTGCGGACCCACCATTTGTCACCCGGTCTCCGACTGGGATATATTGGTTGGCGATTGGAACACCAAGAACCCAGCACCGCCGCCAGATGATCCCAGTTTGTTAACGGCTAGCGGGATGCTTATCGCAAACAAGGTATAGCCTATGGCGCTCGCTATTCGCCCGCTTGCTCCATCGAAGATCATACTTGCGGCGACCCCGTACCTAAGTGATACGAAAGAATACTGGATTGAGGGTTTAGAGCTTTTTCATAGAGCTTTAACCCTCAAATTCGTCCCGGGGAAACTGTACGGCGATTTCGAGGTTGCCGAATTTCTAGACGTACATCGGATCATAGCAACCGAATGGATGATCGGGCTTGTTCGATGCGGGCTAGCAGAAGGCATAGTAAAGCCAATCAGTGCCTCGCTAGTCGATCCGGACGCCGCCGAGGGTTTCATATTGAAGCCTGTCCGAGCCGCACCGTTGTCTATAGACGTGCCGGATGACCTTCAAAACTACAATCCATGGACGAACCGCGAGCTAGACTTAGAAGTTTCCGACGCACTTATGCCGGACCTTTTCATCGATAAGTATTATCTTACGTCCGTTGACGAGCATTTTATATTCCGCAGGAAACGCCGCCAGCGGGAGAACGGCGCTTTGTTTACACCTGTTCCTCAAACAGCGATGCCCCGCTATGAAAATCCTGCCGAGACCCGGAAGTACGAAGGCAAGTCCCCCCCTTGTGATTGGCAAGCCATTATCGATAAAGCCGCTTCCGAGTACGACGACGATTAGCTGCGGCTGGCCTGCAAAATGCTACGTTAGCGGCGACCGGGTTGAGCCAGCCTATTGCCCGTGCGGCTACGTGAAGCCCGCCCTTGTGCCCGCCCATTGGCATGAAACAAATTAACAACAACTAGAAAAAGCGTGCGATAAAGCGGACATGCTAAACAAATCAACGATACGCACAGACGAACAACTTAGAGCGGACGGCTTTAGTATCATCGATATTAAATCCTTTCGGCGCAATGAGTCACGATATTATGTTTCGCTGGTCGAACTCGACACGGCGAACGCTGAAAAAGATTGGGATGCGGTTCTCGATCTTGAGGCGCATGTCGCGAGCCTCGAATTCCTTTTGAAGTATCAGGGCAAAAATCCTAAGGAAATTCCGGTCAAAGACCTTAAGGCGCAGATACACGACCGCCCGATTGAGGATAGTAACACCAAGGCGTCTTTCAAGCGGATCAGGAACCAAGGCACCGGTATTCGCGCGTTCTGTATCACTTGCATGGGGGGTCAGCCCGTCGAGGTGCGCCTTTGCCCGGCGACCCATTGCCCGTTGTGGCCGTTCCGTCTCGGCAACAACCCGTTCTTTGGCAAGACCCTTATGCCCGTCGCGGATATCGAAGTTGAGGGCGACGAGAAAATAGAGGTTGAGGATGATCCTGATGACGGGGCTAGCGATGAATAGCCTTGTCGGGCAGGTATTCGGGTATCTTACCGTTGTTTCTTTCAATGAACGTCGCGGTAGCGCGTATTACTGGAACTGTGCTTGTAAATGCGGGGCTGCACGGGTTGTACGAGCCACAAACCTAAAGAATGGGAATTCTAAGTCTTGCGGCTGTTTTCATAAAGAGGTTGTTAGCAAAAGCAGTTATAGGCATGGGCTATCCGGCATACCTGAATACAATGTATGGGTAACCATGCATTGTATTCAGGTATGCGCCGAGTGGGACGATTTCGGCAAATTCTTTGCACACGTTGGTAAGCGTCCCACGTCCAAGCATTCCATAGATCGAATTGAAAACGACAGGCCCTATGTTCCGGGTAATGTCAAATGGTCTACCAAAATCGAACAAGCTAACAATACGAGTAGGAATAAGCGACATGGCGATTAAGCAGCGCAATTTTGTCGTCGGGTCCGTGCAGGAACCTGCAAGAGTCGCGGCCCCGCACGTTCCTAGCAAGGATGCTGTTCTTACCGGGGGAACCGCCAATACCTTGCGAACTGCTGGGCACTTGACCTACAGCGGCACGAACCCGATGCAGGCTCCGGTAGATGACCTTACCCTTATGGTCCGAGACGCGGACAACGATACCGATCTTGACCATTCGTATCGTAATCGCATCCGTAGTAAAGGTTCGGCAATCCGCGCGTTTTGCGTTCTATGTGCGAGCGGAGCCAAGGGCGCTCGTATGTGCGAGGTTGTCGATTGCGCATTATGGAGCTTTCGGATGGGGAACAACCCGCTCAACCGAAAATAAGGTGCGTTGACTATCTGACTCGCCGCTCGTAATATCCGTTACCTGTTCAACAGGGGCGGATATGTCAATCAAACCATTGTCTAGGCGGATCACGCTTCCGGTTGCCAAGGTGGAACCGCGACAACAGCGAGCCGCGCGTAACGTCCGCTTTATTCAGACCGAAGCGAAGTATCACACTTCCGGTTTCGACGGTTTGCTCAGTCAAGCCAGCGGTGCGCCCGTCAGCGAAACTGTCACACCGGAACCCGCCAAAAAGCGGGCCTCCAAAACGCCGCTCAAATCCAACGCAGCCCCCGACCCGTTTTCCTATTCCAACGCAGCCAGCGGCGACGTTATAGCCGGTTTCGGCCCCATCGTGCCGAGCTATCAATTCAATCACCTTGCCCGGTTGGTGCAAAACTCCAATACACTGCGCCAGTGCATCGAAGCCTATGTGGTCAATATCGAGAGCTACGGCCACATGCTCGAATACATAGGGGAAGAAGGGAGCGAGAAAGCCCCGGACGTTCAAGCAGAGAAGGTCATGCTTGAGAACTTCCTCTCGTTGTGTTCCCCAGATGCTTCATTGAAAGAAATCCGGGAACGTACCCGATGGGATTTCGAAACGATTGGAAACCGGTTCTTCGAGATTTCGCGGGACTTGGCCGGTCGCATCATCATGTTCGATCACTTGCCCGGTACGACCATGCGCCGGACAATCCGCGAAGTGGAACAAACAGAGGTTATCTTACAGGTACCCAATCCTGCCGACCCGTCGCAGATGATCGTCAAGACCGCCTTCCAGCACTTCTGTCGCTATGTGCAGATCAGCTATACGAACCACATTTACCACAAGACGTATTTCAAGGAGTTCGGAGACCCGCGATCAATCGATCCTAAGACCGGCGAAGAAAACCCGGCGCTCCCCATCGAGGATCAGGCGACTGAATGCCTGATGCTTTCGCTGTACACGCCGGGGCAGATTTACGGTTTGCCCCGCTGGATAGGCCAGTTGCCGTCCATTCTCGGCTCAAGAGAGTCCGAAATGGTGAACCTCAATTTCTTCCGAGAGAATGCCATCCCGGCAATGGCCGTTCTGATTTCGGGCGGCGCGCTCACCCAAGAGAGCTTTGAAGTCATCGATGCCTACATCAATGCCCTCAAGGGCACGGCGGCTATGAACCGAATTCTGGTTCTTGAGGCAAGCGGTGACGACACTTCTGGCTCGACGGACCATTCGGTATCGGCACCGCGTATCGATATGAAGCCGATGATATCGGAGCGGCAGCAGGACGGCCTGTTCAAGGATTACGATCAGGCCAACCAGCAGAAAATCCGTTCTTCGTTCCGACTGCCCCCAATCTATGCCGGTCGCGCCGAAGACTATACTCGGGCCAGCGCCTTCGCGTCGGTTGTCACCGCCGAACAGCAGATTTTCGGACCCGAGCGGCAGAGCTTTGACGATCTTATGAACAACAAGATACTGCGGACCTACCGTCCGAGGTATTGGCGCTTCAAGTCAGTTGGTGTGCCGCTTGCCGACCCGGATAGCTTGGCCACCATGCTTACCACGCTTGATAGCACGGGGGCGCTCACTCCGAACGCTGTTATCAAGATCGCGAACAAGATTTTGGATATTGATATCAAGCCGGTCACCGAAGCTTGGGGCGATTATCCTTGGGCTGCGGTTATGCAGTATGTCATTGCTGGCAATCAGGTCGATGGTCTTACCGAATTCATCGTGGATATGGAAGCGGAGGCCGAGAAAGCCGCAGAAGCGCAGCAAAACGCACTTGACGTTGCCACCGCTGGAAAGCCGGACCCTGCCGACCCGGCCAGCCCGCAGAACAGAGGGAAGCCGGGCAAGACCAATCAGCCCGGGGGCAAGAACAAGAAAAAAGCCAAGAGCAAGTCAAAGAACACGGCGGTTACCAAAGCCTTGCAGAGCCATATTTTGCAAAATATGGTACGAAAGGAAATGCGCTCGTTGTCGCAAGAGCTTCGCCACCATATGGACATGCAGGTTCCTGCAAGATGAAACTTGAAGCACTAGAACAATTCTACCGGGACGGCATCACTCAGGTTGACGTTGCTTTCAAGAGCGTCGATACCGAGAAGCATATCGCCACCGGGATTGTGTACGTGCCGGACGTAGTGGATACCCATGACGAAATGATGCTTGCCGCCGATGTTGAGCTTATGGCTCACCGGTTCATGGCCACTCTCAAGAACAATCAAATCGATCTTATGCACAACAATACCGTTGTGAAGGCGGTTGCGGTCGAGAGCTACGTTGCCTGCGCCGATCATCCGCTTTACCCGGAAGGGTCATGGGTACTCTCGATCAAGATCGAGGACCCGGCGCTTTGGGCGGATATCAAGGCCGGAATTTACAATGGTTTCTCCGTCGAGACCTACATTACGAAGGTAGATGCAGAAGTCGAATTGACGTTTTTCCCGCAGGTTTTTGGGGCCACCGAAAAAGCTGATGGACATGATCATTATTTTTTCATACAAATAGATGATGACGGGCGCATCATTGGCGGTACCACTTCTCCCGCTGAAGACGGACACGTTCACAGTATTACGTTCGGAACGGCTACGGACATAGCCGAAAAGCACGCCCACAGGTATCAATTGCCATGACGCCAGAGCCGAAGACGGTGACCCGAAAGGTCAAAATTCTGACCGACCCGAACCCCAAGTTCGTGTCGGTTGTAAATCATGGTGCCATCCAAGAACCCTTCACCAGCCTCAAACACGCCGAAAAAGGACCGACACCCATGGCCATCAAGCCGCGCCCCTCCGCTCCGACGATTTCATCCCACCCTGTCCTCGGACAGAAGGCTGTCGCCGTTGGCGTTCGCAAGATCGTCTTCGCGAAAGCCCAGTACACCGACGAAGCAAGCGTCAACAAGTACCTCAAGGGCGAGGGCTATGATGGCTATGTCGTCAAGGCGGACGGCGAAACCTTCGTTGCCGAAGTCGAAGGCAACACGGACGCGATGTTCGAAAAGGTCGCCAAGGTTGCGATGGGCGATGGCATTACCGGCTTCGTTGGCACCAAGGTTGCTTCGACGCAGAAATCGGCGATCAAGGCCGAGGATACTGCGCTGAAATTCGACTGGTACGCCGCCTATTGCTCCAAGGGCGAGACCGTCGCGGACGTGCTTGAGTCGGGCATGGCCGATGGCGTTCCCCCCGGCGTCGAAGTTATCTTCTCGTCCGCCCTTACCGCCATCGGCAACGTGCTTGGCGGCGACGATACCACCGAGCGGGCCACCAAGGTTGCGTCCATCTGCAACGAGATGGGTTCGATGATTACCGCCGTTGACGCGCTGTTCGTCGCGGCCCTTGCTTCCGAAAGTGCCCAGAAACATGAGAACGTCAAGAAGTTCATTGACGCTCACAACGCAGGAGTGACTGTCTTGACTGAAATCGCCGCAAAGAAGGAACCGGTAGTCGAGCCGGTTGTTCCCGCCGTCCCCGCCGTCAAAGCGGTTGATGACAGTCAGACCGTGCAGGTTCCTGCACCGGTTGCAGCGGCCCCGGCTGTTGTTGCCGTCGCCGAAGTGCGTCCCATTGGTACGTTCGACCCGGAAGTCTTCGCGTCCATCGTCGGCAAGGCCGTCGCCGCCGCCGTCGAGCCGCTTCAGAAGGAAATCGCCACGATCAAGGGCGACGTGGCCAAGGCCAGCGCCACGGCGGCAGACACCGCCAAGAAGTCCGCGACTGCCATCGAGCAGTTGCAGGGTCTCGCCTCCCGCGCTCCGTCCAAGAAGGGCGTTGGCGAAGTTGCCCCCGCCAGCACCGAACCGACGCCGGAAATGGCCGCCAAGGCCGAACGGACGGCAGAAGCCCAAGCGAACCTGAAGCGGGTTGCGGGCTTCTAAGCCCCTCCCTGCCGACCTACCGCGTAACAGCGTAAAAAAAGAAAAACTATCTCTCTCGAAAACCAACACGGCAACTCAAGGGGTTACCCACTATGAACGAGCAGGAACTCATCCAGCGAGCCGATCTGGCGCTGTCCGATCTGGTCAGCACCGGTGGCTATCTGACCACGCAGCAGAACAACAAGTTCTTCCGCAAGATGATGGAAGAACCTACCATCCTGAAGGACGCGCGCATCGTTCCCATGTCGCGCCCGAAGATGGAAATCAACAAGCTGGGTTTCGGCACCCGCATTCTGCGCGCCGCCAATCAGGGCACGATTTCGTCGCCGGAAAATGCCATCTCTGGCACCCGTGCGCTGTCGCCCACGGATCGTTACAAGCCGACCACCGAGCGCATCACGCTGACGACCTCGGAAGTCATCGCCGAAATCGATCTGCCCTACGAAGCCATCGAAGACTCCATCGAGGGTGGCGATCTGGATACGGCGACGTTCCAGCAGACCATTCTCGACATGATGGCGATGCGTATCTCGCTCGATCTGGAAGAAATGGTTGTCCTCGGCGACACCACCTCGGGCGACACCTTCCTCGCCTTGCAGAACGGCGTGATCAAGCAGTCCGTGTCGAACATCGTCAACCAAGCCGGTGATCCGATGGGTCCGCAGCTTTTCGGCAACATGATCAAGGCGTTGCCGACGCAATACTACAAGCTGCTGAACAAGTACAAGATGTACGTGTCGCGTCCGAAGGAAATCGATTATCGGATGACGGTTGCCCAGCGGCAGACCCAACTCGGTGATGCGATGTTGCAGGGAAACTTCCCTGTGAGCGTCCTCGGCATCCCGATGTCATCGGCGGCCTACATGCCCTCGTCCAACGCGATCCTGATGAACCCGAACAACCTGATCATCGGCGTTCAGCGGAACCTGCGCATGGAATTCGCGAAGGACATTCGCGAGCGTGCGTTCATCATCGTGGTGACCATGCGTCTCGCCGTCCAGTTCGAAGAAGAAAACATGGTCGTCAAGGCCATCAACATCGGCTAAGGCGCCAACGCTGCACCATCTGTAATTGTTGTAATACACGCCCATAATCTCGTAAGGAATAGTCCATGTTGAAACCAGCAAGAACGGTAGGAGCAGCCGCAACACAACCGGCCCCGGTAGCGAAAGGTGTAACAACCGCAACGCTCATTCGGGGTCGGGTCTACTTCTGGAAGAATTTGCAGTTTAATTACGGCCTGCCTGTCAAGGTTGACGAAGAAACTGGAATTGCTCTGGAAGAAATTCACGAGGAAGTGCCGGACGGCGAAGGCGAAGTCTTCGAAAAGGCTTTCTTCCATGTGAAGCGTAACCAGCCCGAACCCAGCAAGGCTCCGCTTGATGGATCGAAGAAGCCAATGCGGCGGTTGCCAATCGTACCCCTAAGCCGCTAAGGTCTTCGACCGTCTTTGTTACCTAGAGGGTCGCGGCTAACCACGTCGCGGCCCTTTACACTTGGAGAATACCGATGGTCGATAGTGTATTTTGCGCCACCACTGACGTTGTGCTTAATGCGCCTATCACCCCCGGCTTCACTGGTTTCAATAACCAGATAACGCCATTGATAGCCTCGACCTCAACCAATATTAAGAACTTCTGCCGCAGGAAGTTCGATCTGGGTACTTACGTTGAATACACCATGTCTCCCGATGGCCAGCACCGGTTCCGCATCAAGGAAGCTCCGATCACCGCAGGAAGTTTCGTCCTCGAATACGATCCAACCGGCGTGTTCGTCAACCCAAACTATGTGCCGACAACCCTTGTCGAAAATATCGACTACATCGTTGACTACGATCAAGGGTTTATCACGGTTGTAACCCGCCTGCGGCACCATATGCGCGGTCTCCGATCTACCTATATCGGCGGGTATGCTGTCACCAACGGCATCTTGCAGGTTCCTGCAACGCTCGTAACGGCCACCTCTATCCAAGTTGCATTCACGCTTGGTCGTATCAAGGCAAGCGCCATGGGCGAGGAACAGCAAGCCAAGGCCCGTAGTAGCCTTGAGAAATTCAGCGTCTCGGCTACTACCGGCCTTATTTCCGAAGTACAGGCCATGCTTACCCCGTACCGTGCGCCGATGGTTGGCAGGCACTAATGGCCGCACGCCTACAAATCGTCAATACGAGGATTGATCCTTCGGCGATTAGCAAACTGCGGGGGCTTAAGTATGGGCCGTACCTTGAGCAAATAATTGCTCCACAAATGGGGCAGGCATTCCGCGAGTGGCTAGCAGGCGTTGCTAAGGACGTTTCCAGCGATTGGCCGCGTCGATCTGGCAAAAGCGCCGGAGAGCTTGGTAGTTCGTCCCGCGTTGTATTCAGCGGCGACCTAGCGAGTATGCGGGGCTATTTCCTAGTCAGTCAATCCATCGCAGCGAATGAGTACGGCACCAATCCGCCAGCGCTCTCAGCCAAAAACGCCAAGATGATTGCCATCCCAATATTGGATGGTTGCTTCCCCGATGGGCGGCCAAAGCGGCTATCCCCCAATTCGTGGCGTTCGCTTGGCTCGTTCATCTATAAGTCCAAGAAAAACAAGAACGTGTACGTCGCCTATAAGTCCAAGACGGACGGCAAGCTCAAGCTGCTGTACCTCTTGGTGGACGCAATCAAGCTCAAGGAAATGCGGCTGATCCGCAATGCGTATGATCGTCGGTTGCCGGACTTGATCACGCAATTCATTCTGATCATGCAGGATGCAGTTACCGAAGTGTACAATCAGGAATTCTTGGCGACGCTAGATAGCATCGATCCGCAATTGAAAGTGCGGCGGTTGCCTTCGATCACGCCGTCCAGTGAGTTGCATGGGGAGCGGCTTGTGCCGAATTACTAATGGCTGGCTTGAAGAACGTTCCACTCACTGTACAGGCGCGGATTGTCGCTGAAGTGGTAAACCGTATCAACGCAATGCTTGATGTTGATCAGGTCAACGGCACAGACCCGACCGCCAATTTTTGGAACGTATCAGCAACAGGCCCGATGTACGGCTCTAGTGCATTGGAATTCCCAAAGTACAGCTTGGAGCAAGGGCCGGAAACTACCAGCGATATTATGTTCCCGATGGAGGATAAGGTTCTCACGCTTTATGTGGAATGGGCCTTCGCACCTTTATTGGACGTTGATAACTTTACGACCTTCAGGTACTATCTCGGAAGACTTCAACAGGTGTTGTTCGGCACTATCGACCATAGGCAGCTAGGCGGTCTCTCGATAAACGTTGTCGAGACCAACAACCAGCCTCAGATTGAGAGCGCGACCGATCCGAGTCCCGGTGGTTTGCTTACGTTCCAAGTTCATTACCGGGTTGTTCAAGGCGACCCCTACCACATGCCATCGGAGATACAGAGCTATGGATGACGAAACAATGCAGACCCCCATACCGCCCGCCGCTTCCCTCATTCCGGTTGTTTCCCCGGTGCAGGAACCTGCAAAGCCCGCCCATCCGTCCCATATCGTGAAGGACAGCGATACCTTAGAAGATCGCGATCCGCACCATGGGCACGGCGGCGACTACAAAATCGACCCGGATACCGGAAAGCGTGTCCGCGCGTAATACCAAAAAAACAAACATCTCTCTCTCGAAAGCCGCCACAGGAGCTAGCCCCACATGACCGCGAATACTTCCACTGGTCCAATCCTCTCGCAGCGAGCGTTGCTGCTTGGAAAGATCGAGACGACCTACAACGTGGACGCCGGACCTGTTCCGACGACTGACGCTTTTCTCGTTATGAACGCCGATGCGAAGATCAGCCCGAACGTCCTCAAGCGTGATTTCTATCGTCCGTCGCTGTCGCCATTGCCGACCGCCGTTGGCCGCAAGTTGGCTACGTTGTCGTTCACCCACGAAGTCAAGGGCTCCGGTCTTTCCGGCGTTGCACCCAAGTTGGCCACCCTGTTGAAGGGTTGCGGCTTTGCGATGACGACCATTGCCAATACGGCGGCTGCGGTCATCAACAACATCTTTGCGAACCCGCAGAACAGCGGACCCGCAATCACATGGACGAAGACGACCCCGCCGACCAAAAACTATGGTCGATACAAAATCCGTGTCGTCCTTGGTGGTGTTTCGGCTACGGCGAAAATCCGCGTCACTGGCAACCCGACCGATACCAACGATACGACCATTCTGCCGAGTGAAGATTTCTCGACCATCATCATGCAGAACGGTTCGGTTGTTCCGACGACGGTTGTTGCCGTTGATCAGAGCGACCCCCTCGCGGTTTTGTACACGGTAGCGACCCCGCAGATTGGGGATATCGTTGTTCTCAGTATTGGCGGTATCCGCCTCAAGTACGTGATCGCAAGCGCCGTCGCAGCGACGGAAGCTACGGCGATTGCCGCCGCCGTCACTGCGCTCGCTGACGCGCGTTTCTCCGCTGCTGCTGCAACCGGAGTTGTTACCATAACGATTACCGCTGGCGTTATTGCGGTGACCACGGGAACAACCGCCATTGTTCTTGGTTCTTCCGCCGCCTCCGCTAACATGGCGTGGACCGGAAGCCTTGCTCTGAATGATACGTGGACGATTGAACTTCTGCGACCCGGCTTCCACTTGACGCCGATCAGCACGGGGTTTCAGTCGCTTACGATGTACATGTATTACGATGGTACAGTCCATCGTCTTACCGGCTGCATCGGGAATGTTGCATTCACGGCGACCGCTGGCGCGTATGCTACCGCCGCGTTCACGTTTACGGGCCAGTATCACAACCCGGACGATCAGGCGCTTCCGCTCAACGCTGTCTTTGAGCCAAGCAACCCAGTACAAGTCGAATTGGCGCAGCTTACTATCGGCAGTGCCATGAACCTCGCGGCCCAGTCGTTCAACGTCGATATGGGCATCGTGGTTAACCCCCGGGACTCGGTGTCCGACCCCGATGGTTACAAGGGCGTGCTGTATAGCTCCCGCGATCCGAAGGGCGGCTGTAACCCTGAAATGGAATATGAGTCGGTCGAGCCGTACTGGCGGCACCTTGCCGCTGCGGACATTCTCCGGTTCCATGCCCGTGTCGGCAGTCTGCCGAACAACATTGTCGAGTTCCAGTCCAACACGATCCAGCTTTCGAATATCGCCTACGCCGCACGCAACACGCAGCGTATCTATGATCTGAGCATGGGCTTCGTGGAAGACCAGTTCACGGGCGACGACGAAATCCGCATCGTTTTCTCCTGATTTCGGCGGGGAGTGCGCAGAGGGGTCATCGGGAAACCGGTGGCCCCTTTCTCTTAGGAGAATGATAAATGGCTTTTGAAATTCCCGTGTACATGATCATAAAGAAGACTGGGCAGTTTGCTGCGGATGGAGTAGAATTGGTCATTGTCTACGATATCAAGCTGATGCGCGGTGCAGCAGATGCTATCGTGGAGGCTAATCCGGGGACTGAAGTAAGAAAGATGATGGCGAACAAAACCATCGATTAGCTTGCAGGTTCCTGCAAATAGCACCAGAGGCCCGAAAGGCAGCAGATGCTCACAGGTATTACACTCGTCGAACACTGGACTCACTATTCAAAATACGACCATGGGACAAGCGAGGCCGAGAAAACCGGTTTCGAGCTAGGGGCGGTCGATGTGATTGTCCGGTCGGCCATTCAGGACAATGCCCAAAGCTGGATTTCCGGCGAAGGCGGCATGCAGATGGTCAACAAGTCGGCCACCAAGAATTACGAGATGGTGCGCTTCGGCCTCAAGGGCTGGACAAACTTCAAGGACGCCAAGGGTAACGAACTCAAGATTGAATTCGTTGACCGGATTGTCGGCGGTGCGCCGTACAAGATCGTGTCCGACGACTCTCTCAAGTTGATCCCGGGTCCGGTCATCGCGGAACTCGCTGACGAAATTATCGAGAAGAATACCGCCTCGGATACCCTCCGAAAAAAATAATGGACGCCGTGACGGCTGTTCGCCTATATCCGCAGTATGTTTGCAAAGATTGTATCGCGAAGAAAAAGCAAGCAGAGCGGGGATGCGAACAGGACGTAAAGCTCGGGGATACCGTTTTCTACTACTGGAACGATATCGACGGTACCCCGAGAGCGCGTTGTCCACGGCGTCCGATCTACGAAAATATCGACTGGTATAATTCGATAATCACCGCTTATAATTTCTACAAGAACGGTTACCTGCCTCATGCGGGGGGTATGGCGAGCCAAGCGGCGCTTTTTCCGTTTGTCATGGCTACGATCGATACCATTATGGCCGCCTGCGATAAGGCGGAAAATGATAAAGGTCAAAGTTCTGGCGAAGGGGTAAGCGTCTTAGGAAAGAGACCCCGCAATGCCTGAGGGCGGTTACGCAGCATCGGCCCAGTTCAAGTCGATATCTGACACAGCGACAAGCGCGGCTATGTCCGTCGCAACTATGGCAACACACTTCGCGGCTATCTCAGCCTCGATGTATACTATGTCGTCCGCCGTACAGTCGTTCGCCCAATTGCAGCAAACGCTGGTCTTGGCAAACTCGGTTGCCCAAGGTTCCGCCGAACAGCTTAACCAGATGACAAACGCGGTGCGTGACTTCGCGCTTGCGTATAAGTTTTCTGCTTCGGAAGGCGCTTCGGCGCTCTACTTCTTGGCATCGGCGGGCTATACCGTAGGCCAGTCATTGTCGGCCATGAACGCCGTTATGCTGTACTCCCAAGGTACGCTTAGCGACGTTGCACATAGCGCGGAAACGCTGGCGACTTCCATGTCAGCGTTTGGGCTTGCAGCGACCGATGCAAACCGTGTTGCGAACCTGTTCATGGCGTCGATTGCAGCGACGCAAGCGACCCCGGAAAAGCTTGCCTATGCCATGAGGCAAGTTGCGCCTATCGCCTCCGCGATGGGTGCCAGCATCGAAGAAACCGTCGGAGCGCTGTCGGAACTGTTCAACGTAGGTAACCGTGGCCAGCAAGCAGGTACGATCCTACGTGACGTTCTGTTGCGTATCTCGGCCCCGACCACGGCGGCTAAAGAAGCCTTCAATGCGATGGGCATTGCGATCCAGACCACCACGGGGGAAAGCCGTAATTTCCTCAACGTGTTGTCGGACCTTGCCAAGATTGGCCCCAGTATACAAACGCTGGATACCATCTTTGGAACCCGTGGAACTACGGGCGCTAAGGTTCTGCTTGACTCCCTTAGCGCCAAGACTTTCCAAGCCAAGACTACCCCGACAAGCAAGGATTATGACTCGGGCTACTCCGACCGTGTTGCCGCCGCCAATAAGGCTATCGGTAACTCAATGAAGGAAATTGACGATCCGGTGAAGCTCATCAAAACCGACATGGGTTTGATGAACTACACACTGAACAATACCCAGATGGCGACTCGAATTGCCAACCAGCAGCTTGTCACGCTTGCAGGTTCCTTCTCGCTTGCTCGAAATGCCGTGACAGAACTCGGTCTTACGGTCGGTGCCCAGTTCGCCCCGGCGCTGTCCTCGATGGCCAATGGTATTACCGATGCAGTTATCGGCTTCCGCTCGCTCACCAACAACCAAAAGAGTTTGCTGGTCGATCTGCCATTGCTTGCTCTTGGTGCCATCGTGGCAACGAAGGCATTTACCGGCATGCTCGGGGTTGGTGCCCAGCTCACAGGAACGGGCGATCTATTCGGGATACGTTCCGCGATTGACAACGTTAGGACGCTGTACGGAGAATTAAAGCGAGTTGACGATTATACGCATTCGATCACTGGCGCTCAGTTGTCACGCCGCCCCGGATCAACTGGCAATTTCGGGTTCTTTGACCCGGCTACCAATCGGCCTGTAAGGGCGGCAGATGTTACAACTACCCGCGTCAACGCGGCTACCGGCGTGGCGGGAACCGCAATGGGCATGGCTGGCGCTGTTGCCGGGGTTATCGGTACGGTATTTACCGTTGCCACGATTGCCGTTATGGCGGCACAGATACTCCCCGTGATCATGGACTACATCAAGAACCGAAACGTTCCTGATGCCGATATCGACGTTAAGAATTATGCGCAAGAGTCCAAACGGATTATAAGCAGCATTGCGCTTGGCGGGGCGACCCCGGTTGAGCAGTACAAGCAGCTTAATGATCAATTGAAGGTAGTTAAGCAATCTTTTGATGACCTTAATGCCGGTATCAAGGTCAACGAAGGTTCACTTGAAACGGCCCAGAAGGCGCTAAGGGACTACCTCGCCGCCACTGCTGACAAGCAGGGCCATAACATGACTGCGGATGAAATCCGCAAGGGCTCCGACTTGTCGGGGACGCAGCCCATGACGACTATGGGCATTGAGGATACCGACGCGAACGTCGATCCTACGCAGGCTTTTATTGCATCGCAGGCTGATGACAAAAAGGTAGTTGAACTTCGTAAGGCGGTTCCTCAAGCGCAGTCCAACATCAAGAACCGCCTCGATAGCATTAAGACGATTAAGGAAGCCGAAGATAATTACAATAAGGCTCTTGCCGATATCCAAGCACGACCCGGGGTAGCAACGGCGCTTGCGCTGGATAAGGCTAAGGCAGATAAGGTCGCCGCCGATATTGCGGAAGCCGCTGGGTTTACCTACCAAAGCCATGCCATAGCGACCGCCGTAAACAAGGAAGCGCGGGCCGCGCAGCTTGAACTGGAGAAGGGGCTTGCGGAACTTAATACCGACCCCTTCGAAGTGCAGCGGGCGAATATTGCTATCGTAAACGACAAGATGATAAAGACGTGGGAAGATTGGGCTGACAAGGAAAGCAAGAAGATTGATACCCAGTTCGGAACGCTGCTTGTTGGTGGTGACTTCGGAAAAGCGCTTACCGGCCAGAGCTACATTGCGTCGGAAATTGTCAAGATTTATAACGACAACACGGGCAAGTCGGAAACCATATTCAAACCGGTCCTAAACGCTGATGGATCGAAGAAGCAAATTCAGGGGGCGATTGACGTTCTTAAGGGTGGCGGCTCCGATGATGCTGTTAAAGCAGCGCTGGTCAGCGCCCTTAACGAGCGGCTAGCCTCTATTAGTAAATCGGGGGAGTCCGCCCCTAAGGAAGTGCTTGACGGCATAAACAAGATCAAAGATGCGAACTCGTCGATGATCGTCGCATGGCTTTCTAAGGCATCCGCCGTAGATATTGTAAAGCTCAAGGAAGCAACCCCAGACAAGCAGAGGGTCAACCGCGATCTGGTTCAGACATTGCGCGATGCAATGTTTAGCGACCAAACCAAAATGCTTGAACAGATTTTCTCTGCGGGAGGATCGCAGGATTTCTCTATCAAACTCAAGATCGATACGACCGCCATCAATAAAGTATACGAGGACGCCCTTAAGCAGCTTGACGACGAGGAAAAGAAATTCGTTGATAACCTTGAGGGCAAGTACAAGTCGGACCCAACGCTCAAGGCGCAGTGGGAGCAATACGTCAACACCCGAACCAAGATAATCACTGAGACCCGGAACAACGCGCTTCACGATCTGGCGGCGGCAAATGCCAACTCGCAGACGGCTGCGCTCAACATCATAAAGAACGCAACCGATCAAGCTAGGATTGGCGAGTCTGCCATCTCTAGCCAGATTGAAGCGCTTATTGTGGGCGCTGGCGGCACACCTAGCCAAGGTCTTTCCGATGTAAGACGCTTGGACGAACAGCGAACGCAAATTGCGAAAGTGGATGCCGACCTTCGTGCGTTTCAGGAAGAACGAGCGAACCTTCTGGCGCACCGTGACGCATTGACTGGCTCGATTGGTAAGGCCCCGACACCAACATTTACGATTGCTCCCGGCGCATCGCTAATTGGTCAAGACGGCGCGGATAAACTTAGCGGACAGCAGAGCGACGACATTACCGTTAAGATGAACGACGAGCTTGCCCGGCTGAAAAATTATCAGAAGATGCAGGCAGAGGGCATCGATGCTTTCAAGGCTATCGAGACGACGCAGGCGATTATCGCGGGGTACAAGAAGCAACTCGGGCAAGGACCGGCCAACGATAACGGGACCGCTAGCACCGCGTCAGGCACGCCACCGAAAGCGCTAGAGCCCACGGCTGACCCGGCAGCAACCAAGCTGGCCATTGACCAAACCAACCTAGAAATTTCCGCAATCGAAGCTAAGACCTCCGCGCTGCAAAAGTACAAAGACCTTCTAGGTTCGACCTATGAGACGCAGAACTCGGCAGCGAATAAGGCCAATAGCGATTACAAGCAGGATCAGGCAAACATCAATGAAAACATACGTTTGTACGAGCGCACGGGGACCGTTACGCAGGGATTGAATAGCGGCATAGCCAAGATGGCGATTTCGTCCAAGACGGACTTCCAGATCGCTTCCGACGCATACACGGCATTTGCCAACTCGACCGCGACCCAGCTTACCGATCTGTTGACCGGCCAGCAGAAAAACTGGCGCGCAGCGCTTGCGAACATCGCTAAGAGTATTGCGGATACGATCCTCAAGGCACTGATGCTGCGCGGCCTTAGCTCATTGTTTGGTGGTGTCGGTGCCATTGGCACGGGCGGCCTACCGGGCACGGCGGGAAGTTCAATGTTCGGCCCGGTCGCGCCAAGCGCCAATGGAAACATATTTGGCTTTGCGAATGGTGGTGCGTTCACAAACCAGATATTCAATTCGCCAACCATGTTCAAGTTCGCCAATGGCGGCGGGATGAACCTTGGTGTTATGGCAGAGGCGGGACCGGAAGCCGTTGTTCCGCTGTCACGCGGCCCGAATGGCAAGCTCGGCATCAGCATCAACGACGGAGCTATGCCAATAGGTACCTATGGCGGCGGCTCGCAGGCCAGCGGAGGAAATCTAATTTTCAGTCCGCAAAGCAACTTCAATGTTGGTGCTAATGGCAACGCCGCGCAACCGCAAAGCACAAGTAGCAAAACGCAGCGGGATAGGCTTGTTGCTATGCAGCGGGATATGCAGCGGGAGCATGAGGACGGGGTAGGCCGGGTCATCCGCAAATATCAGCGTCCCGGTGGAGCGCTGTACCAAGGTCAATAATCCTTGCAGGTTCCTGCAAACTAGGAAATTCGGATGGCAATACCCTCAACATTCCCGACGATCTCATACGTCACCGACTACAATAACCCGGGCGGTAAAGGGGATCGCACGGGCATAGTAAGTGTGTGGGCCTCGTATGTCGCGCAGAGCGGTACACCTAGCCAACTTCTTGACGGCGATAACACCAGCACGGGCGTCTATTCCATTAATCCAAGCCAAGGTCTTAACTATGGCTGGATCTTTGACTTCGGAACGCCGAAGTACATCGAAGAAATCACATGGTACCAAAACGCTCCCGGGCCGCAGGGAACATTTGCTTGGGAAGGGTCAGCGGACGGCGTTGTATGGAATACCGTCTATTCGCCGCTCGTGTTGGGCAACGGAGTAAAACAAGTAATACCAATATACCCAATCGTCTCGACTGCCTTCCGTTACTACAGGCTTATCAACATCGGCGGCGAGCTTTCCAACAATACTGTCTATTGTCAGGAAATCGAATTCAAGATCGATGACATGGGCAACAGCATTCCCGTACCTGACTGCGATTTCCAATCGTATGACAATGTGACGTTTACGATTGATGAAAACGAATTCGGCGATGGGTATGGACAGCGCTCGGCGTCAGGCATCAATAACGCAAGGGACTCTTGGTCGGCTTCATGGACGAACGTTACAACCAGAGAGAAGAATACCATCGTTAATTTTATCAGGGCGCAGAAAGGCTTTGCTTCCTTTTACTGGATCGCGCCGGGAGATAGTATTGCCGCGAAGTGGTCAGCGCGCGATCTAAAAATCCAGCCAGTTGATGCGGGTATCTGGGCGCTTACCATTACCATGCGGCAGGAGTTCGACCTTTGAGCGATCTTGAACAGGACGTTCACGAAGCCTCGTTTGGCGAGGTTGTATTCTTGTATCAGCTTGATCTTACAAAGATCGGGGATGTGGTTCACTATTTTACAACTAGCATCGATCCAGCAGAGGGTTCGCTATTCTTTGGTGGCCTCGAATACAGCGCGGTTGATATTCTGGTTGACGGGTTTGAAACCAGCGGACGCGGTACCTTCCCCACGCCTAGCTTCAAAATTGCCAATATTACACGGGCCTTGACCGGCCTTGTGGCGAATGGTGACGATCTGGTCGGCTGCAAACTGACCCGGATAAGGACGCTTGCTAAATACCTAGACAATGGAATTTCCCCAAACCCGCACGCCCACTTCCCCCCGGATATCTTTCTAGTTGCTCAGAAGGTTAACTCGGATAAGTTGCAGATTGAATTTCAATTGCAGGCGGCCATCGACGTTGAGGGCCAGCAACTCCCCAACCGAAAGGTTTTGAGGAATTATTGCAAGAGATTTTATCGTGCGTACAACGCCAACAATGGAACCTTTGATTATACGAATGCGCAGTGCCCGTATGCGGGAGTTGCGTGTTTCGACGTATATGGCCAGCCGACTACCCCAGCCAATGACGTATGCGGAAAAGATCAAGTTGGGTGCAAAGCACGCTTCGGGAGTGCCCCATTGCCTACGTGGGCATTCTTCGGGATAGGACAATTCGGAGGACAATCATAATATGTACCAATTCTGGCAGAGACAACAAGGGCTGTATCCGGTCCCTGAGAGTGCGGTCCACGATGCTATGGACCATGCGCTGAAAGCCTTTCCGAATGAAAGCTGCGGAGCGGTTGTGGGCGGCGAATACTTCCCCATGGCAAATGTCCATCCGCTCCCGCAAGAAAGCTTTGAAGTTAACCCGGTTGAACTCGTTATGCTTATCGAGAAACATGGGTCTTTACAGGCGGTGATGCACTCGCATCCTCGCGGGCAGCGGTGCCCGAGTTTCCACGACATGGAAAAGCAGATCACCGCAAAGATACCGTTCGGCATTATCGTCATGGGGCATAGCAACGTTATCGACGTTGTTTTCTTTGGCGACGATGTTCCGATTGCACCTGAGATAGGCCGCCCGTTTATTCATGGTGTTTATGACTGCTACGCACTGGGCCGCGACCACTACAGGAACAAGTACAACATCCTTTTGCCGAACTTCCCACGGCAGGATCAGTGGTGGGATCAGGCTCACGGAGCCACGGACAGCAACATGTTCTTGACCCATTTCCAAGAAGCGGGGTTCTTCGAAATCGGCTTCTTAGATATGCAGCCCGGCGATGCAATGATCTGTAAACTTACCACCGCCCCCACGACTAATCATTGTGGTGTGTATTTGGGGAACGGACTGGTGCGCCACCATCTGCACGGTTCAGTAACGCGGCCACGACTATCGACCGATGAAAGCGTGTATAACTGGCGTAAGTTCTCGACCCACTCATTCCGCCACAAATCCTTGCAGGAACCTGCAACATGACAGCACCCTTAGCGCAGCGCAGGCGTAAAGTCGTCCTGCACGGTCACCTTGCCGACGCTGTTGGCCAGTCGGAATTTCTGCTTGCGGTCAAAAGCCCCTCGCAGGCAGTGCGATTGCTTGAGGCCAACTTCCCGAAGGTATTCAGCGGGGCATTGCAGCATGGTTCGTACCATGTTGTCGTTGGCGAGCCCAATCACGGCATTTACTGTAATGACAACTTTTTGGACTTCTATTTTCCAGACGGCACGATCCATTTCATTCCCGCAATATCCGGCTCTGGTATGGGCAAGGGAATGGTTATGGCGATCATCGGGGTCTCGATCTTGGCTATTGCCTTGACGGGCGGAGCGGCGGCTGGCGGCTTGTTTGGTGCGGACGCCGCAAGCGCGGTTGGTGCTTCTTCGACCGCTGGTTTCATGGGCGGCATGGGCGCAGCTATTCCCGGCACGTCGATTTTTGGTGGCATGTCATGGGGCACCCTTGCGCTGGCCGGTACCGCAATCGCGCTCGCAGGCATATCGATTATGTTAACGCCAGCGGCGGGCCAAAATTACAGTAGCTTCACGTTCAATGGCGCGGCCAACACAGATACAGAGGGGGTATGCGTACCCTTGGTCTACGGTCGCGTTATCGCTGGTTCCGTAGTAGTTAGCGCCGGGCTGTACAATGAGTCGCTTAATCCGGTGACACTCGCGGTTGTTTCATCTCCACCAACAGAGAACAGCCTTACGTTTGCAATACCGCAACAACCTGCCGTTGGGCTAGTGGCTTAAGGAATAAAATAGATGGGTGGTCTTTTTGGCGGCAGCAGCGGCGGCTCTACTGGTTATGTTGCCGCCGATACACTCATGTCGAAAACGCTTGTGCGTTGCCTCGATCTTGTGTCCGAAGGGCCGTGCGTTGGCCCCGCCGCCGGATTGTCTTCTATCTACTTCAATAGGGTGCCTCTACAAAGCCCTACGGATGGGGTATTCAGCGTTTTGGGGGTGACGGCGGATTGGCGTCTAGGCTATCCCGAACAATCCATCATGACGGGATTTTCCGATGTCGAGAACGAGGTGCAGGTTGGGCAAATCGTCAAGGCGAATAATGGCCCAATCGTCCAGACCGTTCAAAACGCGAATGTTAGCGCGGTCAGGATCAAAATCAGCGTCGGCAATTTTGTCAAAGGTGACGCGAACGGGGACGCGAACCCGACTACGGTTCTGTTTCAACTCCAATACATGAGCTATGGAGGGCAGTGGACTACCGGTTATTATGACTCGTCTTTCATACGGTATACTTCAAATCCGTCGGGGCCGACCGATGGCGTTAAATGCATGACATCATTGGACGTGCCTGCGGGCGGCCAGTACAACCTTATTTTCTATTATCGCCCACTAGGTAGCCCTACATGGATTGTTGGCGGCACCTATGCCGGGGTCAACGCTGGCGCGGCAACAACGTTTTATCCAGAGTTTAGCGCCCTTGCGATACCCTATGCACAGTACGAGACGACGCTATCTGAGACGTTCGGCAACGGCGTTGGCCGACTTGGAAATTATAACGCCTACCATAACTTAAACGCATGGATTAATCTGACCGGCAAAACCGAGTCCGGGTTTATCGAAGATTACCGAATGGAGCTTCCTGCGGGCGGCGCTCCATGGGAAATCCGTGTCATCAGAATTACCCCGGATGCGACCGACTTTAACGGCGCGGCGAATTATGCGACTTACACGCAGGACCAGATCACTTTTGCGAGTTATACAGAGATCATCGATAGCCAAGTCATGTACAGTGACTCAATGGTGTTCGGTATTACAGCGGACACAGAGTACGATAGCAACGGAATACCGACGCGCGGCTATGATGTTTACGGCCGGATCATCCGAGTTCCGTCGAATTACAACGCATACACCCGGGCCTATACAGGTATATGGGATGGCACGTTCACGCTCTCTTGGACGAACAATCCCGTATGGTGTTTCCTCGATATTTTGACGCATGAGCGTTACGGGCTGGGGCAGTGGATCAACGATGATTACCTAGACTTCTCCACTCTCTATACCATCGCAAAATATTGCGATGAATTTGTCGAGGACGGTCGCGGCGGCACAGAGCCGCGCTTTGTTTTCAATACGCAGATTACGTCGCAAAGTAATGCGTATGATGTTTTGAACATGTTTGCCGGAACGTTTCGCGGCATGATCTACTGGGCCACCGGACAAGTGATGGCGTCACAAGACGCGCCGGGACCAGTTAGCCGCGTTGTTACCCGTGCCAATGTACTCAGCAGCGGGTTTGCCTATACCGGCGTTCCGCTTAACGCGCGGCACTCCGTCGTCCTTGTTACATGGAATGACCCTGCCAATTTCTATACGCCAACGGTAGACGTTGTTGAAGATGCCGATCTTATTGCTCGATTTGGGTATATCACTATCGATATAACGGCGTTCGGATGTACATCGAGAGGGCAGGCCCGCCGCATGGGTCGGTGGACCCTTGATACCGAGAAATATGCAACGGACGTTGTTACCTATCGGGCAGGATGGGACCATGCTGACGCAGTACCGGGAGAAATTATATCCGTTAGCGATCCCGCTTACGCCGGTCTCAGGCAAGGTGGTCGTGTTGTATCAGCGACCGCCACCAGCGTCACCATGGATGCTCCGTATACGTTTAGTAATCTTGAAACGTATGTAATGAGCGTCGTCATCCCGACATGGGGCCGCGTTGCCGTATTGAACGGCAGCAACGTTATCAATGGATCGGGCACCGCGTTTAACAACTCTCTTTTGCCGCTCGCGGCGAATGACATAATCATTTTTGAGGGTGATAACAGGCAATATGAACTCGCGGCCACGCCAACCAGCGCGGGCAGTCTCGCACTCACAACCGTCTATGCCGGAACAAGCCGCACCGGGCAGAACTTCTCTGTCTTTAGAAGTGGCACGCTTTATTATAGTTCATTTGTTACGGTGGTTGACGTTCCGGTTACGCCGGGACTGAACGGCGCATATGCGGTAGTGCCGCTTGCTGGTACTCTGCCAGCGGCACCCAACAATGGTGTTCCATTCGTTATTACCGGCACTGATGTAGCTCCGCGCTTGTTTAGGATCGTCAATAACAGAGAGATAGCGCCGCAGACATTCGAAATTTCCGCGCTTGAGTATGACCCAACCAAATACGCGCGTGTTGAGACCGGCTATCAGGCTATCACCACCAAGAAACTTATCGACGATACGTCGCAGATTGCTGCGCCGACAAATATTGTTTGCTCGGAAGCTATCTACGTGGCGAACAACCAAGTCCGCACGAAGTTGACTATTTCGTGGGGACCGGTCCCGGACACCCGGATCAATTATTATCAGCTAGTATATTCGTTCGCGGGCAGTCCATTCCAAATACTGTCCGGTACTTCGGACGTTAGCTACACGATGACCGACGAAACACCGGGCCTCTATACATTCGGAGTTCGGGCGATTGCTACTATCGGTGGAAACTCGGCTTTTAGTTACATCAGCTATACGGCCCTTGGAAAATCGGCGCCCCCGGCAGATGTTACGCACTTCACCGCAACGCGGACGATCAGCGGTGTGCAGCTTAGCTGGAATGCTGTTGCCGATCTTGACGTGGTTGGTTACGAAATCCGCCAAGGTAGTTCATGGGATGGCGGCTCTCTAGTTACCACACAGATGAACGGCACAACGGAATTCGTTGTTCTTAACGACACGAACAACCATACGTTCTTCATCAAGGCGCTCGACGATACGAAGCACTACAGCGTCAATGCGGTATCCGTTGTTACCTCCGTTGCTCCCCCGGATGACGTACAAAACTTCTATGCAACGCAAGACAATGACCGAGTGATTTTCAACTGGAATAAGGTTAACGGAACCGATATTCGATACGAGATAAGGGAAGGCGATAGTTTTGCCATCGGCAGAAAGGTTGCTCTCGTATCGGGCAACACCGCGAACGTCATGTACCCCCTTACGCAAAACCGTAAGTTCTGGATCAAATCGCTTTCCGGTGTAGGGTTGTATAGCCTCAATGCGGGCTTTGCCGAGGTGCTGCTTGTCGCGGTCCAAACAAGGAATGTTATTTATACGGACGATCAATCCGCTCTCGCATGGCCCGGGTTCTGCTATGGCATGACGCCTAGCGGATTTGATAACAGTGAATTGTCAATGCAGGCCGGGGTATTGACGGGGCACTATGAATTCCAGATTGATACGGGCTACCCAGATGACGCGCAGGTTCGCGCCAGAACATGGTTCGATTACAACTTCGTCAGTGATGCGGCCACACCGCAATGGCAGAATGCGACGTTCCTATGGACCGATCCGCAAGCACAGGTCGCTTGGCAGCCGTTGCTAGATTTGGGGAACGCTCAAGTCAACTGGTTTATTGCCACGATCAAGGCGGCGGCCACGTACCCCGTAACAGTCCAAGAGGTGTGGTCATTCGAGATCGGCATCACCGGAACGCTTAATGGCACGGCGGCTACTCAAGGCAAATATGTAACAGGCGTCGGCGCTACCTATAATGGAACGTCAATTGTCTGCGATGAACCCGGCTACACTATCTCAGTAGCGGCAACGTTTACCCTGCAAATTACTGTTCGATTTACACCATCAGATATCTTTGGCGCTGGCGTATTCGATCAAGCGCTACAACTCGCCAAGGTAGGTCAGTATAGTGGAAGCCATATGGTACTTTGGTACAAGAACGACACTGGGCCACGACTTCTTTTGAGTGACGGCAATCCAGCGAACGATATTTCGATGACGGTTTCTGGCACCGGCGAACAGCGCTGGGAGCTTGCCATAGTGCAGGATAGCTTTACCCGCTCCTTGTATATGTATGACTTGAATAGTACACTCGCGTCTCGTGCTTCCGCCTCAATCGCAGCGTCGGGCACTTACTCCACAGTGGCCGCATAAAAAAGCAAAGGTTTCTCTCATGTCACCTCCCATGACAATTCCAGATGGTTTTCTTCGTACTGGCGGCGGTTTGCTCCTGCCAGCGGAAGCAAAAGACCCGCGTAGCGAAGGTCTCAAGGTCACCGGCAACTGGAAGTTCGAACTGTACGGACCTGACGGCAAGCTCAAGGATGTTCGCGAGAAGAAAAACCTGATCACGGCGGCTGGGTTCCAGCTTATTTCGGACTGCCTGTTCATTCAGTCAGGTCGCCCCGCAGTCGGGAGCTATCTTGCGGTTGGAACCGGTGTTACGGCTGCGGCCATCGGAGATACCGCGCTGCAAACGGAGTCGATCCGGCAGGTGGCCGCCTACAGCTATGCGGCCAAGGTCGCAACGTTGTCCTCCACTTTCGCCGCTGGCGTTGCAACGGGGGCGCTTACGGAAGCCGGTGTCCTCAACGCAGCATCGGTTGGCCTCCTGCTCAACCATGTGATCTACGCCGTGATCAACAAGGGTGCCTTGGACATCCTCACCTCGACCTTCACATTTACTCTATCTTAATTTTCACGAATTTGTGAAAATTAACGTAATGTGTTACTATAGTCGGCTAATCCATAATAGGGAGCCGACTATGGCACACGATCTTACTGGAATGATATTTGGCCGCCTTACAGCGTTAAGAGTAGTGGGTAAAAAACATGGTAGGTACTTGTGGGAATGCCAGTGTACATGCGGTGGTACGTTAGAAACGATAAGTAGCTCTTTGCTTAGAGGGTCTACAACTACATGTGGATGCCGTCTTAAAGAGGGTGTTCATACCACTCACGGATTGCGTAAGTCATCTGAGTATGGGTCATGGGCCAGTATGAAGCAGCGCTGCACTAACCCGATGAATAAGAGTTATAAAGACTATGGTGGCCGAGGAATTAAAATCTGTGATCGCTGGCTCCACTCATTCGAAAACTTCTACGCTGATATGGGGCCACGCCCTCCGGGTCTTATGCTTGAACGGGAAAAGAATGACGAAGGTTACAATCCAGATAATTGTTCTTGGGCTACCCGTGATGCGCAGAATGGCAATCGCCGCCCTATGCCGTTGCGTCGTTTCCGCATATAGCTTGCAGGAACCTGCAACGCCATGACAACGACCACCAATGTCGTCCTGACTCCGGGTAGCGCCTATACATGGAACAGCTACCCGGACACTTGGGTTGGCGGTAGCTCGTCGTCGTTGTCATGGGATACTGCCAATAGCGCGAACAGCTATGCGTTGACGGTTACGGAAACCGCTACAACGGTGGATGCGCCAAGCAATCAGCCGACCAAGAAATTATCCGAAGCATTCAGCACCGTTGATGCCCGAAAAGTTTCCGCAACCAAAAACCAGACGGAAGCGTTTGCGACAGCGGATGCGCGAACCGCTGCGGTTAGTAAATTTCTCGCGGAGGCATTTTCCACGGTCGAGGGCGGTTTTCGCAGCCCAACAAAGAAAATTGCAGAAGCATTCACCACGGCGGACGCCAAAGGTAAGTGGACCTATAGCCAAACCCTTCAGCAAGCTTTCGCGACCGCTGAAACCGTTGGCCTTCAAAGTAATTGGCACCACACTTACGGCGAGAGTTTTTCCACCGCTGACGTGCGACTGGCCACTACCACCAAGACGCTTACTGAAGCATTCAATACGCTTGACGTAGGCTCTAGGGCCACGATCAAAGCCATGCTTGAGGTGTTCTCGACGGTTGACGTTTGGAGCCGACAACTCAACTGGTTTAGGACCTACGGCGAGGGTTTACAGACCGTCGATATAAATATGAAGATCGTGGCACCGGCACCATACGTCGAGGCGTTCCATACCGCCGAAGTGCTGTATAAGGCCCCGCGCAAGAATAGTATCGAAACGTTAAACACGGTCGATGTTTGGAGCCGAACGGTTGTTTTCTTTAGGACATATACGGAGACGGCGACATTCGTTGAATTGAGTCCGCACCACTACTCGATCAATTTCCCGGGCGAGAGTTTTAGTACGCAGGATATGTTGATCCGGCGTGGCTCGATAGTTGTAAACGATATGGTGCTTAGTAACGTTGCGATCAGCTATGGCACGTTCCTTACCGACGCCGCCAGCGATACACCGTACACCTATAGCGACTATGTTCCATTCATTGTCGGCGATTACAGCCTCTCGAAAGCCCGTATCAAGATCGTGATGACGCGCGATAACGTAGCGCAAGACACCAAGCTTACCGTGGGGACTATATCTGTTGACGTGCCGAACGTTAGCGATAGCGGACGGATAAACATAACCTCTACCGCTGGCGTAACGCCGGTCGTCTTTGTGCGAACCTTCTATGGTATCCCGGAAGTAAGCGTAACCAGTGTTTCGTCAACAGCGTTCGCCCAGCCCCGTATAAGCAACATTACAAGAACGGGCTTCGATGTTGAGCTAATAGATGTAAGCAACAGTCGCCTTACTGGCACGGCCAGTTGGACAGCTTTGGGCTATTAAGGAAATAAACAGTGGCACAAGATTACACCATAGTCCAAAACTCAGATACGCTGGCCAACTCGTTGCCGGTGTTCAACGAGAACTTGTTATGTTTGCTCAGCAACTTCGCTGGCACAAGTTTTCCGACAACCAATATTGCTGTTGGCCAATCATGCTACAGAACTGACCAGAGCAAGACATATCGGCTCGCGTCTATAGGCCCCGCCGTTTGGACTCTTACGGAAAACACTGGCTCGACGTACTTGTCGCAGGAGTTGGCAGACGCCCGCTATTTCCAACAGGGAACTATGGTTCCTGCGCCCCTGCTCTTGCAAGGCTCTGGCGTTGGCGGTGCTGACTCTGCCTCGGTATATTTCTATAATAATGCTGGTGTGGTTCAACACAGCATCCAGAAAGACCCGAGCCAAAATCTTACATTTGCCAGATACAACAGTGTCGGCGCGATTGTTGACGTACCGCTTAGCATATCCATTGCTGATGGTCTTGTTCGGACCAGAACAGGGGTAGTATGGGATGCCGGAAACGACGGGGCCGGATCAGGTCTCGACGCTGATAAATTACATGGCGTTACACCCGGCACGCTAGGTCTCTCGGCGCTTGCTGCGCCAGATACCGCTACGTTGCTTAGCTTGATGGGCATCACTAACGGTGTTGCGCAGACAGGGCAAATTGCTGCTTTCTTCGCCACAAACGCAGATATTATGCCGGGCTATGTACCTATGACGGGCGGCGGTATCGGCAGCGCCGCTAGCATTGGAGCTACTGCCCGCGCAAATAACGATTGTCAGGCTTTATATAACTGGCTGTGGGATCGCGGCGCAGCAGTAGTTGGTGGTCGTGGCGTTAACCATGCGGCTGATTGGGCTGCTAACAAGGTTTTGGTACTGCCCGATACCCGTGGCCGAACGCTCGTTGGGCTTGATTATAGCGTCATCACCGGCCAAGCCGGTGTGATGAACCTTGGAAACTACAATGCGGTTGGTGACGTAAACGGAGAGTATCTGCACGTTCTTTCTTACGGCGAGATGCCTTCCCATGCCCACGGACTTAACTGGTCCGATCCGTCTCATACGCATTCCGAGGGTAGCGTACATTCGGGTGGTGGCGCACTGGCGGGTTCCGTCGCGCCCAGCGTAGCGCTCAATTCCAACACGGCAGGAGTAACCGGGGGTTCGTATACTGGCATCAACGCAAGTATAGCCGCCGCTGGCGGCGGGGCCGCCCACAACAATATGCCGCCCTACCTTCTAGTGACTTTCCATCTGAAGCTCTGATCTCCGTGCAGGAACCTGCAAACTAGGAATAAAAAATGTCGCAGACCTATGCTCAGATGGCTGGTACCGATACGCTGACTACTTCGCGTACCACGCTCAATAACAATACCGATGCGCTGTTAACGCAATTCACAGGAACCGCGTTCCCGACAACCAATATAGGTGTCGGTATGAATTGCTATCGGTCGGATCAAAGCAAGACGTACACGCTAACGTCAACGGGTCCGGCAGTATGGGTATTGATCAACAACCTTGCCAAGACGCCTTCGTTTAACGAAGACAACCTCTCGACGATTGCGAACGCGGCAACGGCTCTTGGTAATTTGAACGGCGTTTCGTATGGTGCGGCGCAAACGTTGACGGCGACACAAAAAACACAAGTGCAGTCCAACATTTTCGTTGCCCCGACTACACAGGTTTTCACGTCAGGCAGTGGCACTTATACGAAGCCAACGGGTTGCACGCGCATTAAAGTTCGTATGGTTGGCGGCGGTGGCGCTGGTGGAAACGCGGTAGGCTCGACCTCTGGCGGTGGCGGCGGCGCTGGTGGGTATGTTGAAGCAAACATACCAGCGCCTTCGGCTACCTATTCTTATGCTGTTGGGGCAGCAGGCGGCACGACTACATTTGGAACGTCGTTACTTACGGCGGGCGCTGGGGATGCTGGAGCCTCAAGCAGCACATCTTCATTCGGAGGGGCAGGTGGGTCGGCAAGCGGAGGGTTTTATAACGCGCTCGGCATCGTTGGTTATTACGGTTGGGCGCAGAGCCCAATATACGTTGGCGGTGCTGGCGCTGGTACTCCGTTCGGTCCCGGTGCTTCTGGCGGCGGAACAAATAATGGAAACGGGCAGGCGGCGAATGTCTTTGGCGCCGGAGGGGGCGGTGGTGTCGGTGGTGGTGTCGGTGGCGCGGGCGCGGGCGGCATAATTATCATTGAGGAGTTTTACGGATCATGACAATTCGATGCGCAATTATTAACACGGATACCAAGCTCGTTGTGAACGTTATCGAGTACGGTACCGTTCCCGTTGGCGTGCCGCCCGGCATGGATGGAAACTTCATCGCGTTAGCGGACAGCGTATGCTTGCCGGGATGGGGATGGAATGGAACGGCGACGTTCGATCAGAACCCTGTTGTTGCCGTACCGGCCCCACAAAGCGTACTGCCGCAGGATTTGATGACGCAATTTACTGCGGCGGACGCTGCCTTGATACAGGCGGCTATAGCAACCAACGCACAGTTCTGGTTACTATGGTCGGCTATGGTAGCGCAGCGCGACCCTATGCTAGTTACCAATGCACGGTTTCTAGCGGGCTGGTCTGCTCTTGTACAGGTTCTCGGCCAACCTCGCATGGCAGAAATTGCTACCGCATTAGGTGTTACGGTTGCCTAGCTAAAAATCTACAATGATTGTTCGGAGCCGCCACAACCGTTAGTATACGCCATCAGTTGCAGGTTCCTGCAAACCGGGAGAATACTAATGGACAAGAATAGTTTCTACGGCGACGCAATTCCGATGCAGGATAGCGACTACTTGCTCGCGTCCAAGCAGGTCAACATTGGCCCCGCCGAACTCCAAGCCGTGACGCTGGTGGAAACCAACGGCTCGCCATTCCTGCCCGACAAGCGGCCCGATATTCTTTTCGAGGCCCATGTCTTCGGTCGGCATACCGGCCACAAGTACAACAACATTCTCGATCCGAACGGCAAGCCGATCAGCTCGGATCATTGGGATCGCACGCTGTATGGTCATTCAGGCGCTTGGCAGTACACCCGCTTGCTCACGGCAATGGGTTGCGACCCGGTTGCAGCAGTCATGTCCGCTTCGTTCGGAGCATTCCAAATCCTCGGCGAAGAATACGCGGACGCCGGGTTCGCCAACGTAGAAGACTTCGTTGCCGCCATGGCACATTCGGCGGGCGATCATCTCAAAGCCTTCTGTAGCTATATTCAGAAACGCAAGATCGACGGCTATCTCCGAACCGACGACTGGAAGGATTTCGCCCGCGCGTATAACGGCCCCGGCTACGCCGCCAACAACTACGACAACAAGATGGCCGTGTCTTACCGCAAGCTCGTTGCCAAGTGGGCTTCGCTGCGGTCGAGCGAAAGCGCCGCCAGCGTTTCCGCCGATGACACTGTGCCGTCGCAGCGCTACTTCGCAGATCGTGCGACCGTCGCCTCCGTACAAGCCGCGCTGCAAGTTCTGCCGGGCCAGCCCTTGATCATCAAGACGGATGGCATCGCCGGTCCGGTAACGACTAACGCGATCATCGCGTATGAGACCAAGGCCGGGCTGTCCCCGACCGGCAAGGTTGACTCGCTGTTGCTGGATAGCCTTGGAATTGCTCTGCCGCAGTAATAGCGGGACTTTACGTTCGGTAGGACTGTGAATGCATGAGGAATTCGTCGAACTTATTAAACAAGGCGTCCTTGGTATTGTCTGCGTAATGGAGGCAATTGTTATTGGACGCCTTTTCGCTCTGCTTATAAAATCCAAGGACGCAGAGATACATAACGCCAAAGAAGGTACGAAAGTTTTATTGGACGCCCTTAACGAACAAACTGAGTCGAACGACCGGCTCACAAGTTACGTACAGGGCCGCGATAGGATCGGACCCAATGCTTACTAGACTCCTTCGTAATACACGGTGCCTGTTCTGCATTCTGTTCTACGGAATGGATGAAACAGATTTGAAAGAGTGTCATGAGGCACTGGAAAAAGCCCATATGCGAAACAAGGCATCTCGCAACCGGCTGGCCCATGTAATGGGGGAGTTGTTCCAGAACCTCGACTATGACCGGGTTGTTAAGAATGATGGGGTTGTCCCGATGGGACGCATGAGGGGTTAACTCCGATGGTAGTTGCTACTACTCGTAAGACGACGGTTAGGAAACAGTCCGTAAGCGATTTCTTTTCTCTCGACCAAAAGACGAGGGATTGGACTTACCGCCGTATCGTGATATTTGGCGCTCTGATTGTCTGTGTTATCTGGATTACATGGGCGGCTGGCTGGATGCGTATTGAGACTGCATCGCCGATGCTCGCAAACGCCTTCAACATGATGATGGTCGTTATTTGCTCCTACGTGTTCGGGGCAATCGCGGATGATCACTTGAGGCGCAAAGCCGGGGGTGACTTCATCCAACAAACCGATGTACAATCGGATATCGACCCGGACCACCATCACGGCGGCGACGGGGACGGCGGCACGGCAGACGATAAGAATAAGGTCGATGTTAGCGTGAAGGTCGATGATAGCGCCTCGCATGTTGACATTGACCACGACATAAACACCGGCCCCAATCGTGGAGATAAATCATGAGCATTCTCGGCGCGGCCCTTAGCGGCATCGGAAGCAGCGTGTTCGGTCTCAAGGGTATGGCTATCGTGGGCGCGGTGTGCCTTGCGGTCGGCACCACGGGCGGGGCGGTCGTTACCAGCAAGTTCTATGTCGCCAGCGCGGAACGCCAGCAAATCACCAATCTCAATACGCAGATTGCGGCGAAGCAGGCGGCCTATGACGCCAACAGCGCGGCACTCAAAGCAACACAAGACAAACTTAATGTTATGGATGGGGTGGTAAATGGCCTTAAAGCGAAAATTAGCAGTGGTGACTGCTTTGTCGGCGACGATGTTGACGCAGTGCTCGACCTTCTCGGGCAATCCAAGTCTGCCGCCAGTACCCGATGATATCGTTGCCTGCTTTGAGCAGGAGATTACGCTTCCGGCAAGCCTAGTCGTCAAGCGCGATCCGAAGAACCCCGCCAAGATACAGCCGGGGGCGGCGAAGACGCTTACGCGCAAGCAAGTCTTCGATATCTTGGCGGCGCAGGAAAAGCTGGACTTGCAAAAGTCCGAGTGCGGGCGACGGCTTGAAGCGTTCTATGCGGTGCAGAAGGACGTGTACGACAACGCCGGGAGCCGAAACCCCTTCAAGGGTATGTCGCTCCGATAGCATTGCAGGTTCCTGCAAATTCGTGTAACCTTGGTTGTTGTTCAAAGGACTGTCCTAGAGCTTCAACCAAGGAATACCGAACATGACTGCAATCCGACTTCGCGCCGATACCAAGTTCACGATCGGTCCCTACGTCTATAACGCCCTTCGTGCCCTCGCCATCGACAACGCCCGCAACAAGATCGAAGTTGCCGGTGTGGCCGATATCACCGACAACACCACTGGTACCGCAGGAACCTCGTATGCGGCGCTCGCCGTTCCGACCGTTGCAATCGACGCGACTGCGGCAGGCGGTGTGCAGCTTACCGCGCTGAATACCTCGTTCGGCAAGATCGAGAATGCTTATCGCGTCTTGAGCAATTCGATCAACAATGTCCGTGGCCGTCTCGGCGTCTCGTTGCTGAAGGCAACGACCGGAACCCAAGTCACCAAGGACACCCTCCCGGCGCTCGATCTTTCCAGCACTGGCGCGACCGGCGCAACGGCGGCGGACTTCGTTACGTCCAAGGCTGTCATGGCCAACATCGTCGCCAACCTTGCGCTGCTCGATGACTCGTTCCAGCACGTTCTCGACTGTCTCGGTAATACCCGTGAAGTCAGCGCGTTTCAGGGGTTGGCGTCATTGAACAGTAACGTAGTTGCGTTGGGTGTTGCAATCGCGTCCACCACGGGTACCGGCGCTCTGGCGAAGACCGATGCCGATGCCTTCTTGGCTGCGGTTGCCAACAACCTCGCCACGTTTGCTGCACGCTGGAACCAGATCATGGTACAGGGCGGACTAGCAGCGCTTACCGATAGCTCGGGCGGTACCGCTGCGGCTGGCCTTGTTGCCAATGCCACTCCGGCAGCGGCGGCTGGCGCGGCGACCACTTCGGCCCCGAAGGCTGGGTTCGATACGCAGGTTGCACTCATTGCCAATGCCGTTGCGAGTTTGTCGTCCCGGCTCAATGCCCTGCGGGCTGGTTTCGATCTTCCGTTGTTCGCGGACAACTCGACCGGGACCGCCAGCACCACGATTGCAGCCGAGTCGGTCGCGCTCGTTGCCGTTGACGGTTCCACCGGTACCGTTGCTGTTGACGTTGTTTCGGCGACAACGGCCATGGCCCATATCGATAACGCGCTGTCTTCGTTGACGGCGGGCACCAATGACCTTGCGAATTTGCTCGGTCTTGAGCCCACCATTCCCGACGCGCTTGGCGGCGCGTTCTCCTATACTCTCGCGGCCATTGCTGCGACGGGTACCGGCGTAGGCGCGACGACGGCGGTTACCATGTTGAATACCGCCGTCAATACGTGGCTGACCAACAACCGTAACAACATCTCGACACTGGCCGCCGCGCTGAATGCCCTCGTTGGCACCAACGCGATGTACAAGCCGTTGAGCGTTGTCGCTGGCTAACAGCGCCTCCCCCAAACTTGACGCTCGGCGGGAAACTGCCGGGCGTTTTTTTATCTCAAACAGGATGGTGCGATATGGACGAAACCCTAGCTGCATTCACTGATCCGACACACCCAACTGCCCCCGGCGAAACTTATGTAGCGTATGTCAATGCGCGGCTTAATGTAGCGGATCAGGTTGTTATCGTTACAGTGCGTAATCGTCAGGGCGTTCAAACAACCATGGAAATGTCGCCGAAAGAATGGCAGCAATTCATCATGGAGGCGGCGGCCAACACAATAAAAAATTGGACTTGATTTCGCACTTGCAATAACAAGAGCCTCGCTTTATATTTGCCAAATGCGGGGAACCAACGCCCCGCAATTCCGAACGGTCGTCTTGATCCGCTCCGGGTCGTTGCACCTGATAGCCGCTCCGGGATAAGGGCCGCGCCGCCGATTGACCCCACAAGCAATCGCGCTGGCGCGGCCCTCTTTAATTTTAATTTGCAGGAACCTGCACCATGGGAACTAAAAACAACCCCGGCAAATTCGACTGCCACAGTAAAGCTCTGCCGGACGAACCGACCTTTACCATATGCGCCCGCGACCCTGACTTCGAACGCCTTGTGAAGGATTGGGCAATAAACCGGCAGCGCGCTATCTTCAACGGCGACCGCCCCGAGGATGATCACGCGATGGTTGAGGAAGCGATTGAGACCGCCATCGATGGTTCCCGCTGGCGCAAGAACAACATGGGTAAGTGGCGCAAACAGTAGGAAACATAGATGGATCACGCTAACGTAGTGAAAGATAAAGAAGGTGCGCCGCTCGTCTGTTACGGCTGCGGACACAGTGCGGGCGGCGTTGCATATCCGTCAGGCCCCAGCGGCGAGCGCCCTTGCGCCTTCTGTATCCGCAATCCGAAGCAGGCAGAGCAACTCGCGGCAGTTCTGAAACATATCAACCCGGGCGTCCCCTATACTGCGCGGTATGACAACGGCCCTTGTCGTAAAAGCCCGGCAGATCAATATATCGCCACCGACCGGATCAGCCGTGAGCTACCGGACGGAACCAGCATTATTACCTAAACCGGCGACTTGACACAAAATCGGTTATAGGTATAGTATTGTTCCTACCAGCAATGGTAGCAGCCTCGTGAAGTCGGGCAGTGAAAAGGGCGGGAATTGACCCCATGGGCGTGTGGTCGATTTCCGCCCTAGCCATATTGGGATGTAGTTATGCCGCCAGAGGATGAAAGCGATAATAACCCTCGATTTATCCCGTGGGAGGATTGGAGCGTCACCCATCCGGTTGATGCATTTCGTGACATGGTTACGCGGACGTTACCCGGACAGGAGCTAGACGAAACATCCCTAGCGGAGTATCGGCGCTACCTTGATGCTCCCTGCGAGATAGTTCCGGTAACTATGTCGGTGCGCCGGATCGACCATGAGACGAGGACTATCGAAGAAATTGCCGAGATACATTCGCCGGGGCTAGATAGCGCGATGCGCGAGGCTGCTGATAGACTTTCGGCGGCACTCCTTGGGGGCCTGATCCCCGAACCCCAGTATACCTATTCATCGTTTACTGTTCCTATAACGGAACGACTTGATTTCCACGCTACGCAGTCAATGAGGATTGGGGATGCTGTTACTATAGAGCGCGACGGAGTAGGGGAGCAGTGGTTTGTGTCTGCTTGCGTGCAGCAAGCTACCGGTGTATTCAATATAGTTTGTGTTCGTGAGCAGCCCCCACCACCCTACCCAGAAGGGGCGACGTTCTTACACCTAGCGCAGGAATTTGAGTTGGTTTCCTATCAGATAGGGGCAACTATCGTTTATAACGGTCTCCCGGTTCTGGTCCAGAGTATCCAAGAGATGCCCAGCGGATCGTTTGAGGTAACGCTAGTCGTGAGACCGTTGCAGGAACCTGCAAACGAGCTGTGGACAGGCGGCACCCACTGGGATGGACCCAAGCAGGATAAACAGGCTAAACCGGAGCAAGCGTCTTACCGCCCAAGGCGCAAGATAACCATTCCGCGCTAGTTATCGCAGATTTTTTGCTTGCGGCGTAAGACAGCCGGGCCTATACTCGCCCCATTGGATGCCCTCAAATCGGAGCTTTGTGATGCCCGTGCTTATGACCACTGCCGAAACCCGCGAAATCAAAAACGCGGACCTTTTCAAAACCGAGTTCAAGCAAAACTCGAATGCTGCTATCGGTGTTTATGCCATTCGTACCCGGGAACTTGTACGGGCGGCGTCTTGCATTCAGGATATCAGCGTCGAGAAAACGGTCCAATTCCTCATGTGGACCTGCAACAAGGGTTGGCAACGGTTTCCCGACCCGTCAGCCGGTTTGACGGATGGGATTGATATCGCAAAGCCGGTAGGAGGCCCTATCGAACGGACTATCGACGTTCACATGGCCCTTGAGTTTGCCATAAAGGAAACGGCCCCGGCGATCTTTGTGCTGCACCATCTGCACTTCCACTTCGACAAGGCGATGATCCAGCAGGACATTCGAGACTTCGTTGCTAAGGCCCGAGAACACGATCACCGGTTGGTGTTTCTCGTTCCTGAGAACGTCAAAATACCGATTGAGCTTGAGGACGATATTCACGTCATGGATTTTCGTCCGCCGTCCCATGCCGAACTCTTGGACTGCTATCAGCAGACCATGGACAGCATCGAGGACAGCGCCCAGCCGGATTTCGATGCGGGGCAGATCGATACCATCGTGCAGAACGCGGTCGGCATGACGATCAACGAATTCGAGACGGCGCTGGCGCTCGGTATCGTTGAAACCCAGAACGTAATCGAAACTCGGGAGGACGGCGAGCAGCATCCCGACGACTACATCAAGGTTGTTCTCAAGCACAAGACCGAAGCGATCAAGAAGACAGACATTCTCGAATTGATGCAGCCCCGGAATATGTCGGACGTTGGCGGTCTCGACTTGCTCAAGGCGTGGCTCAAAAAGCGGGTCAATGCCTATTCGCCGGAAGCTAAGGGCTACGGCGTAGAAGTTCCGAGGGGCTTCATGTGCGTTGGCCCCCCGGGCGGCGGAAAGTCGCTCGTCGCCAAGGCTACGGCAAGCACGCTGCTTGTCCCGCTCGTCAAATTCGATATCGGGAAAATCTTCGGCAAGTTCATCGGCGAGAGCGAGGGCCGGATGCGACAAGCCCTCGTTATGATCGAAAGCATGGCCCCTTGCGTCTTGCTGCTTGACGAAGTGGACAAGGCATTCGGGGGCATGAACGGCGCAGCCGGTGACGGGGGCGTGGGCATGCGTGTATTCGGTAGCTTCCTTTCGTGGATGCAGGATAGGGACAGCGAAAAGTACCCCGTTTTCGTCGTTATGACTGCCAATAACGTGACGGGTCTTCCCCCGGAGCTTATGCGAAAGGGGCGGCTCGATGAAATCTTCGCTGTTACGTTCCCTTCGGTCGAAGAACGCGAAGAAATCATCAAAATCCACCTCAAGAACCGGGGCCACGAAAACTCGTTGAGCGGCGAGGATATCAACGCTATCGCCATGGCGACGGATCACTTCGTCGGCGCGGAGCTTGAAGAACTCGTCAAGACCGGGTTGCTTGAGAGCTTCAACCTCAAGCAGAAAAAGCCCGGCGTCAAAGTGTTCTTGGACGAGGCCAAAGCTATCCGTCCGCTGCACGATGCTTTCCCGGATCGAGTGCAGGCCATGCACGAATGGGCCAAGAACAACGCCAAGCCAGCGTCATCTGGAATGCACTTTGACGGCGTTGCACCGCCCAAGACTTTGCCGGTTAAGGCAGGGGCACTGCCCGGCGCGCGTCGGATCAATATGCCTGCCAAGCCGTCGAAGGGTAAGGGTCTCGACGGCTAGACTTGCAGGAACCTGCAAACAACTCACAAGGGAATAATACTATGGTTCTGAAACTGCCTGTTCGTCCGCTCACCGTTCCACAACTGAATAAGTCGTCGGGGTTCAAGCCAATGGTGGCGGTAGCTAAAATAATGGCCGCTGACCCAACACCACCAGCGGACAAGACACCACCCAAGAGCATCACGGTTCGTATGCCCGCGAACCATACCTTGATGCTTGAGGAAGTCATGGGCATTATCGAGGCTGACAAATCCGAAACGATCAAACGTGCAATTCGTTTGATGCATTCGGTGATGACCGGGCATAACGTCGAAATGGTCATGGTCGATAAGGATGGTCGGAAAACGGTTACTCAGATCATCAAGAATGGGGTTCCGTATTGATAGCCAAAGTAAACCTTGCTGGCCACCGTTTTACCAGATTGCTTGTTCAGGGTGCAGCGGCCAATAAAAACGGAAAAACACAGTGGAATTGCCTGTGCGATTGCGGAACTCTAATTGTTGTGCAGACCGACAATTTGCGCAGCGGCCATACCCAATCTTGCAAGTGTTTACAAGTGGATCGTGCAAGGGTTGTGCAAACTACGCACGGACACAGTGTTGGACGTAAGCAAGGCATCTACCCTACCGGGACGTTTAGAAGTTGGATGGCGATGCATTCGAGGTGCTATGACAAAAATAACAATAGGTATTACCGGTATGGCGCTCGCGGTATTAGTGTTTGCCCGCGTTGGTTCGATTTCGAGAACTTTTTACACGACATGGGTAATCGGCCTGCCGGTAAAACGCTTGATCGTTATCCCAACACAGACGGTAATTATGAGAAGCTAAACTGTCGATGGGCGACCAACGCGGAGCAAGGGGCTAACAAGGGAAGCCGAATTAACTTGTAACCGCTTGCCGGGCGTTCTAGCATCCGGCAGCGTGCAACGACTTTATACGGAGCCACCAAATGATTTTAGGCGTAATATCAGGTATGGAGAGTTTCAGTGCCGCTAACGGCGGCGCTCTGTATGCCGGTACGGTCAAGGTCGCGCAATTCTATCGACGTAGGCCCGGCTTTACCGATACCCCGCTACAGCAGGCATCGCGTCGAGCAGAGAACGAGGTTGCTGAAATCGGGCGCTCCGATCAGATACCGGCAGGCCAGCGGAACCGCAACCACGGCGTATGGGTCACAGGCCGGTACACTCTCCAAGAGGGTGCATGCGTAACCGTCAAGATCGAACGCAAGAAGGGAAGCGATCTAACGTATGATACAGGTCTGTTTGTGCTACTCATGCGAGACGAGGCGGCGCTTTGTCGCCTTGTCATTCCCTTCACCGAGAACCCGAATGCCACGATGGCTAGCGGGATTATTGAGGGGCGTTTCGATATTGTGCCGCCCGATCAATTCGATATACTCGGATATACGTTCGACCTTAGCAGGGTCGATCAATACAACTGGGAGCCCGATGAATTCTTCCAGACGGTAATCGTAGAAGCGGAAACGAGAAAGAGGCCCGTCGTTTCCGTTAAAACCGTCGAAACCGAAAAGGGCCAGATCAAGATCAATCGTTCGCCATCCCGGCGTAACATCAAAATCAAGTGAGGGTGCCATGAGCCACAATACCATCATCAAGGACGTTAAAATCACCGAAATCGATTGCCTCCGTACCGCGATTGCGGAACTGAAGCAGAGCGGGATCAGCATCAACCTCTCGCAGAGCGGCACGTTCCGCACCTACGAGGGACAGCCCAACACGTGCGACTACACCATCGAGTTGCCCGGCCAGCGCTATGACGTTGGGCTCGTCAAACAGCCGGACGGTTCGTACATGCCGGTGTTCGACGGCGACATGAACTACGGCCGAGGGGTCAATGGTTCAGTGCTGGCGTGCGAGATTGAGCCGGGCGAACCCCGCGACAAGCTTGCAATCGCCAAGCTCGTGCAGATGTACGGCGTCCATGTCACGGAAAAGCAAATGGCCCTTGCCGGTCATCAGGTTGTTCGCGAAGCCGGGAAGAACGGCGAGATTTTGCTGACGGCAGAATACGCCTAAGGCCCGTCGCCCAACAGCCCCACTAATTCATTCATCAAGGAATACTGAAATGCCCAAGATCATTGTTACCATCGACAAGTTCGGAACCAGCAAGGTCAACGTCGAAGGCGAAACCGGCGATGCGTGTATTGCCGCTACCGCCAGCATTGAAGCGGCGCTTGCCGGTTCGGCGACCCGGAACCTCAAGCCCGAGTACGACGATCAAGCCGCCGCGTCACAGGGTCAGGCCGTCGCCCAGAACTGGTAGCTTGCAGGAACCTGCAAACGCTGGCGCGGGGTTTAGTCCTTTTAACTCCTTACATGCTTATCCGGTTCCGACACACAAACGCTAAGGGCTACCAGATGTTGAAAAAGCAAATCGAGCACATGGTGAACCGTTTCCTTGGCTGGAAACTTCCGGAGGATTTCAGTCCCGACGCCGGGATCAGCTTCAAGGCGGCGTTCAACGAGCATACGCCTCACCCGATGAAGCATGAGCCTAGCGGCACCAATCTTTTCGACGCAACGCAGGCCGACGCGATGGTCCGCCACATGGTGGAGGGGCTGCCGCAAGGAGATGATTTCCGATGGCTTATCGAGGCGCCGGGGACGAAATACCTCGCCGTACAGGTTCTGACGGGCTCGGCGGCCTTTGAATGGACCTCCGACCATAACCGTGCGCTCGCGTTTCGTTCGCAAGAGCAGGCGGATAGCGCGATGAATGCACTTCGCCAAATGGATCGCGCTTTGACGGCGAAAATCAACCACGGGAAGCTGAGTTGGGGAGAGCTTTTCGCTTTTGAGCCGACACTCGGCAATGCCAAGGCAGTCGAACATGGCTGGATGACATGACCACAACATCTAGGGCTGTGTGCGGCAACCGGATAAGCATGACTCCTTAAATAGTCAGCGGACCGGGAGCGTTGTTTGTAACACTGCGCCCCGGTCACCAATTGGTTAGCGGCGAGAGGGCATCCCATCGCTAGCCAATTGCGCCGGATCAGTATGGGGACGCCTCCCTTAGCCCTGATCCGGCGCACGTTTTTTGGAGCTACCATGGCGCGCGGTCGGCAAGCTATTCCGTTAATAGGGAAGCAATTCGGACGGTTGACCGTACTAGCAAGGGCGCATACCTCTTGCGAGCAAATCTACTGGACGTGCATCTGTGAATGCGAAACCATTTGCATAGTTTGCGGCTCAAATCTCAGAAGTGGCCATACGCAATCCTGCGGTTGTTTTCGTATTGACACGAATGTAGAGCGCTTAACCACGCATGGTCACGCTCGTAAATCTGGCAAAAGTGTCGAGTACACTGCTTGGCAGAATATGATGAAACGTTGCTATTACCCTAAGCACAATCGATTTAAGCATTATGGCGGTCGCGGCATCTACGTTTGTGTGCGCTGGCATGTATTCGAAAATTTCTTGGAGGATATGGGATTAAAGCCTGACGGAGATTTATCTATTGAACGGAAGGAAAACGACGGGCATTATAATCTCGACAATTGCACATGGGCCACACGAAGCGAACAAATCAATAATCGGAGTATTTGAAATGCCTAAACTCGTTGTAGCCTTTCACGCTGACGGAACGGTCGAAAGCCTTCTTAAGGACAAGGTTTTCGACACCCGAGTACTTGGGAACCGGCAGATCGAACGGCTCTCCGAGGTTCTACCTACTGACGACGGACAGAAGTTCTTTATCCGATGGCTCAAGGGACCACTATTCGATACGAGTACGGGTGGCTCAGCCAGCGTAGATTGCTTCTACTCCAACGGCAACGTACAATGTCACGGCGACGGCGAGACTATGTACTTCGACAGTTACGAAGAAGCCGTCGAGTGCGAGGTTTCTACCTGCAACGCGCTTAGGCTCTTGGGACATTCATTCACATGAATATCGCAGATATTGCACAGGGTATCATAGCGATTGCCCAAGCCTCGGCAATTGTAGTGAAGCACGAACCGGACAAGGCGGACGCGATAATCGCCGCTAAGGATATGCGGGAGTTAGCAATAGCCCTAGACCTTATTCCGACCGATACCATTGAGGGCGGTCTTCGCGAAATAAAGAAGCGGTACGGCGAATGACTCTCCCTCCGCATAAGATTGGCGACCGGGGCCAGCGCTACGTGTTCTGCGTCCACCAGCATTACGAGGGTTCGGAGCCGGAATACCTCAAGATGATTTATAGCGACACGGCCAGCGAAATCGATATGGAGCGGATGCGGGGTATCTGCGACGTGCATCCGGTATGGCATACCCCGTTTATCATCGATAGACACGACCGCGATGCGGTGGTCTTAGGCACTAGGTTGTGATACAATTCCCCTAGTCGCCTTGCAGGTTCCTGCAAGATTTTCCATACATGCAAGAACCGTGCCAATAATATGCAATCCCGCGAACCCGTGACAATCGAACGACTTGAGCGGGGCCTAGCCGTCGCGGCCTATCTGGTTGTGCTGGACGGCCCGAAAGCCATCCCGATATTCGAGAAGCTGGAACTAGACCTAGCGGCCATGCGTGCGGCTGGCGATACCGAAGCCCGCGCCCTCGCGCTGCTCGACAGCTACAGGACCCGGGGCGGCCTGAAGGCGATACGCTGAAGCACCTCTAGTTTCAATTCAAGGGACGGCCCGGCACCATACTTAGGATGGTCATCGGCGTGCCCCATCAATGCTTCTATCATAGAATCCTGCTCTTTGAGCGCGATCAAGCGATCCTTGAACGTGTGCCTTAGCGAGTACACGGTATGCTTCGGGGTAGGGCGAAGGCCCGCGTCTTTAAGGTACCCATTCACGTATGCCGAGAACGATGCTCCCTTATCCTGATAACGCGGAAAGCCCTTAGGATGCAGCCGCATTGCAGCTAGGGCCGTTCCGACAAGAGGTATTTCCCTGATTGAGTCCGGCGTCTTAACTCGCCGCCCATCGGGCATTACCTTCACATATGGGACACTGCATTCGAGGAAAATCGTGGTCTCGTTTAGGTTGACGGCTTCCGATAGACGTAAGCCGCTATCCGCGATCAAGAACACGGCGCGGCGGGCTTCATCGTTCAACCCCATTAGAGCGCCTTCGGCCAATATTCGATCTTGGACGAACTCGGTAGGGAAGGGTGGCCGAACCTCGTTCTTCCCGCCCTGAAGGCGCATGCCGGAAAACAGATCAGGTATACCAAGCCGAAGTTTGCGGTTAATGGTCTTGAGCATTGTGCTTGCGCGACCGATGTACTTGTTTGCCGTTTTTGGGATTATGTCGCCTTCGTCAACGCGACCCTCTAACCAATCGAGGTAATCGAGGATATCGGTATGGCTGATAGCGGTTACGTCTTTGTCGCCTATCGCGGTGATTAGGTCGGCCATCGATAGGCTGTAACCGTTCTTCCAGCGCCTTAGCTGATCCGGCGACATGTCCTTAACTTCGTTCCGGGTCTGGTGTTCGAACCTAGAGAACACTTCCGACAGCTTGACCACTGGGCGGTTTTCATACCCAAGTACGGCAGTACGCGCGCTCGCATCGTCAAGAGTCTTGGTGGTAACCAGTTTCTCAAGCCGCTCTAGCACGTATGCGCTTGGCCGCTCGACTAGCTGCGGCGTCTCCACATACTCAAAGCCGAACGCACGGGCTTGTTTCCTAGCGCGCGTATAGCGGTCTATAGCTTCTTGCGCTTTGCCTTCCTCTAGCCCGCGCCAATACGCTTCTAGCTCCCGGTTCATTCCAGCGGCTATGCCAGCAGCGCGGGCACCCCTGCGATCTGCGCGAACCGCGATCTTGGTTGAGTGCCTTACGATGCCGCGCTTATCTAGCCCAGCTAGTTCAAGGGGAACACGTCGCTGAAAATGCCAGTAGCCATTCCGCTTAGTAAGGTACTCGGACATGAAAAAAACCCAACGGCAATGTAGGACGTATGTAGGACGCCCAGCTAAGCCGTGCAAGCTGGAAATGTCAATCGGTACAATGGATTGACTGGTACCATTGGGTTTCTTGCCTGTCCGCTTGGCGCTCTCCCTCTCCGCCACACGTCCTACACAAACCAAAAATCTGCAATGAAATCAATGGGCCGATTACGGCCCGTAGGACGTTTGTAGGACGTATGTAGGACGTTTTGTTCCCGCAGCGTTCTAGTCTTACCGCGCTGCGCCATGACCGCGACAAAACGTCGCAGTATCCCAAACAAGCAAGAAACGTGCCAAGAATGTGCGATGCGGGTGCAGGAACCTGCAAGCGCGATTTGCTCTATGTCAAGACCCCGAATATGGCAGCAAAACCAAGTACATCGCGATTGCGACAGCGCCGCGTAAATCGTACTATTGGGTATCAGCAAATTCGGGGAAATAATCGTAATGGCGGCGCGCGGCAGCGACCCATCGTGGGCGGATACTTGGGCGATCTTGAGGGACGTTATGACACCATACGGACTATACCTAGACACGTATGAGCGCGACGTTCTCAACTTCATTTTCCTTCGCACTAGGCTTTACCGGAAGGAATGGGAAAGCATCCCGATCAAACACTTCAAGAACGGAGTGTTCTCGGCTGATGGTAATCTCGTTGCACCTCCGGTCGATGTAAGCGAACCCAAGATTTGGGAATGCCTGAAGCATCTTAAAGGCAAAGGGATTGTAGAAGTCCGCAGTTACCCCGGCACGTCAAATCCCAACATGTACAGGATCAGGGGTGATGCTGAAATCGACCGGGAGCATGTTGTTGCATACACTCGACGGTACCAGCGCTCGCTTAACGAAAGGATGCAAGCCAAGGTATTACAGGCCCCGGCGGTGCAGGCTCTACTAGAGGGGGCTACCTCAAAATTCTTGGGTACCCCCACTCAGAATACTGAGGTAGCCCCTACTAAGGATGCTGGGGTTCTTAATAGTCAGAACTTTAACAATCCAATTTTTAACCCTGCGGCGATGCCGCCTCCGACCGAGGTTTTAGTTCCAGTAAGACTGCGTAAAATCCAAATCAACAAAAAGTAAGACGCAGAAAGCATCACATGCCGAACCAAGCTACACAGGCGTTACTTAGCGCAGTGGTCGCGTCTACCTTAGAAAAAGCCCAAACCTCTCGAAAGAAGAACATTGCCAAGGGCAACTATTCCGCTTGGCGTAAGACATGGGAGGACGCCCTTCGTGAGTTCTATCCTGAAAGCGTCATTAGCTACCCTGACCGGGTTGGCAACAACCTTAAGCAGGCGGTTGCGAAGCGCGGGCTTCGCCATGAGGACGTGTGCAACTTCCTTTATTGGATTGTTGCGAACTGGCAGCAACTTCGGACGCAGGTTTTCAGCTATTCGCTCAGTACCCCGCGAGGACCGGAAGCGCCGGACTTAAAGTTCGTCATCCCTAACCTCGTGCAGGTTCATGCAAGCTTCATGCGGAGCAAGCCGGAAATCGCAGCCAGCCTCCCGCTTGGTAAGCGGCTCAACGGTACGGTTGCCGCGCCTGCCCCTATCGCGGCCCGGCCAATACCGAAACCAGCGCCAGCGGCCCCGCCTGCCCCGTTAAAGCGTATTCCAATTAACCGCTATAAAGCCGACCCGGTTGCGAGCAATGCCGCACGGGTAAGTCTTGGTCTACCAAAATGGGACGATAAATAATGGAAGTCTCTGCCGACGAAATCCTAAAGGCCGCCCGCATCCCGTTCCGTCATCACGATACGAGGATATCGACCTGTAACATGGCGATTGCGACGTACCTACAAACCGATGGTTATCGTGAGGATATTATTGCCGGGGTAGGTGCCGTTATTCATGGGGCCTCGGCATCACGGTTCGAGACCTTTGCGGCAATGGCCCGGGGCGCTGCGCTACTTGGGCGGAACGTTCGCTATGTCACTATGCCCGCGCTCATGCTTGCGGTGACCGAAGATAACCACCCTGCATTCGATGAAGTCGCCGGGGCGGTAGCCCTGTATGTCGCGACCATGTATGATCATTCTATTCCGATGCCACTGGACTATGCCCAACGAATGCACGTCGAGGAATTTCTACAGGAACGCACCAACCAGAAGAAACGGAACTACTACTCCATGACAAAGCCGATAGCTGAAGCGGATTGGTGGAGCGAAGGTTTTCGCGTCACGCAAGGCCGCTTACTCCGTTCGTTCGCGGTGTAACGGATGGCAACACCTACGGGCGTTAATCTTTTATCGGCCTTGCGTAGAAGCGGCAGCACCGCCGCGATCCGCGATACTCCTGAAAGCTACTTCGAAGAAGCCGACGAATTAGCGGCGTTCCGATATCTGCGCGACCATGTTACGCAGTACCGGGCATTTCCCGACGCCAACATGTTTAGGCGGCAGACCGGCATAACTACGTTGCAGGTAGCTCAGCCGCTATCGTTCTACTTGGATCAAGGCAGGAAGCGCGCACTCTATAGCGCCCTGATGGACCCGTTCAATGAATTCCGAAATGCCATCGAACGCAAAGACCCGGATGCTTTCGTTGCCATGGCCCGTGAAGTTATCCAGCGGTCGGCCAGCTTCGTATCCGCGTCGTCTGAGTTCGCGACCCTGCAAGCCGGGCTAGAGAGCGTTCTACAGGACTATGACGACGCGCACCGCACCTCTGGATTGCGCGGTATCCCGACCGGCTGGAATTACCTAAACGACATTACTGGCGGATGGTTCGCGGACGATCTTATCTCCGTGATCGGGCGTATTGGTGTTGGCAAAACCTACATGATGCTGATCATGGCGTATGCCGCTTGGAATGCCGGGTATAACGTCCTGTTCGTATCTATGGAACTTGGCGTAACCCAATTGATCCGGCGTTTGTTTGGTATTCACACCAAGATCAATCCCGATCTAATCCGCAAGGGGCGTCTATCGTCTTTCATGGCAAACCAGTTGCAGGATCATGCAACGGGGATGGTACAGAATGGCATTCCGTTCAATGTCATCGCTGGGGGTTTCAAGAAATCAGTAGAAACCGTCCAATCGGTAGCGGACGCAACGGACCCGGATATCATTTTCGTTGATGCGGGGTACTTGCTTAAGTCCAGCACCAAGCGCAAGAATTCCGATGGTCGCCGGGAAACGATCAGCGATACAATCGAAGATTTGAAGCGGATCACCATTGAGCGCCGCCGACCGCTTGTCCAAAGCACACAGTTCAACCGTTCGGCGGAACGAGTGCGGACCCGGGACAGTCAACAGAACACAAACCCTACTTCGCACCTGTCTCTCGCCAAGATCGCGGAAACCGATGTTATCGGCCAAGCATCGTCATGCGTCTTGGGCGTCGCAAAAGCGTTCCCTCCGCTATCTGAAATCCGACGCTGGGCGGCCATCATGAAAGGCCGCGAAGGCGAGGGTGGGCGCTTTCAATTCAAGTACGAGTTCTCCCCGGTATGTTTCGACTTTGTAAGTGCAGCTTCGAATAACGAGGAAGAAGAAACCGTGCAACAAGACATGAGCCATATGATCTGAGGGAAAGATGATTAGTATCAGAGACTTACAAGAGATAGGCACCGTTCCACGTATCCACGGTAACGGCTTCATGCAACTGGATTTCAAGAATGGCCAGCGCTTGCATATCTGGGGGCACCCGGACTTGCCCCGGCAGAAGATCGATACCTCGATCCATAATCACCGGTTTAACTTTCGAAGCGAGATTATCGTCGGCAGACTGATCAACGCCGTTTACGATTTCAGCAAGGTCACCGACGCGCCAACGCATGCGCTGTTCGAACCGGTAACACGCGACGGCGAGGACACTGTGCTTGAGCCGGTCGCTGGCGCATTCAAGGTTATGCTCCATCACCCGGCAATGCGTTTGATCTCGGCGGGCCAGAGCTACAACATGCATGGCATGAAGTACCATGAGAGCTTCACCGACCGACCGTCCGCCTCGATCATGACCAAGATAGGCAGTTCCGGCAATTCGCCAAGGGTGCTTGTGCCAATCGGGACCGCCCCCGATAACGAGTTCAACCGGAACAATGCTATGCCGGTCGAACATATGTGGGATATTATCGGACAGGTCCTAGGCTAATGGGTTTGATTATCCGCCCACCCCGCTTTCTGAAAGGCATATCCAAGCCGCGCTTGCAGGAACCTGCAAAACACGACGCGGGCGGCTCTAAGCGTTGGGCGTTACAGCCGGGAATTGTCGGAGACGCGGTATTCAGTAATGACGGTTGCTACCGGCACATTCTTAAACGTACTAGAACCTGTCGCGGGGAAGGCTATATCCTATGGATAGGTCATAACCCATCGGTCGGCGAAGGAAATGTAGACGACCCGACCATTCGCCGAGAGATGGGCTTCACTTGGCGTGAAGCCAAGCATTCTATGGTAAAGTGCAACCTAATGGACTATCGGGCGACGCATCCATCCGATCTGCTTAACGACCGTTACCGAAACAATGTGCCGCCTTTCAGCGTCAACAATTTTGCTACCATCGCAGCGTTCGCCAAAGAGGCCGATCTAATCGTCATGGCCTACGGCGCACTTAACCCGCGATGGATGCCGATAGCACACAGGGTTTTGGACGAAGTAGACAAATACCATGACAAGACAGTTTGCTTGGGCTTGACCAAAGACGGCTTTCCCCGGCATCCTCTATATGTAAGCGGCAACACGGAATTTATAAAATTCGATGGCTCTTAGAGTAATTCAGCTACCGAAGCGCCGCACCGTTCTCAATGGACGCGGAAACCTTGCAGGAACCTGCAAACTGCCGTGGCAGGGTAACCCCGCCGCGCCGGTAATGATCGTGGTCGATCCAATCGTTTACGAGGGCGAGTTCTTCGACGTTAACCCCAAGCCGATGCATAACCGGCTACTTACCCAGCTTGCACCGTTCATGAAAGAGGCTGGGCTTTCCGGGGATAACGTTTGTTTTGTCAGCGCATGCAACCCAATCGACAAGGACGCTTGGACAAGCGACTCGAAACTCGGCAAGGCAATCAAGAACGATCACCCGAAATTCATGGAAGCGTTCCATGCGCTCAAGCCAAGGCTGGTCATAGCGCAAGGCAAGGCGGCGATACGGCAAGTCCTCAATCGACCGGCCAAGATCACCAAGCTTCGCGGTGTTGCCATTGAGGACGAAACGCTAGGCGTTCCTATCATGCCAATGCTTGGGCTTGGTCATGTCTTGCGAGTGCCAGAGCATGCCGAACTGTTTACCGCCGATATGCGAACGGCGATGCAGATCATCAAAAACGATTTCAAAGTCGGCGGTCCAACTGGCCCGGCCAAAAACTATAAGTGGTGTACCGATCTTCAATTCCTGATCAATCGGAAGCCGAAGGTTCTGGCGGTCGATACGGAGACAAGCGCATTCGGCACCGCAGAGTTCTCCCACTGGTACAACCCCCACAGTAAGATACTCACCGTACAGCTTACTGATAAGGCTGGCGACAGCTACGTTGTTCCAATTGACTACCCCGGGTATCCGATAGCGCCGGGGACGCGAACCAAATTAATCGCACAACTCAAGACATTACTTGAGAACAAGGATTGCGAGGTAGTAGGCCAGAACCTCAAGTACGATTTCCTTTTCCTGCTTACCAAGATAGGTGTCAAGATCGCAAACTATGCGGATGACGTTCTTATGCTTGTTCACATGATTAACGAAAACATGTTGAGCAAGGCGCTTGACGATATCGCCCGGGTCTATCTTCCTGAGATGGCGGGCTACAAAGACGAGTTCCGGCGTAAGGGCTATGACATGGCCCGCATGGACCTTGTGCCGCCCGAAGACATTCTTGCCTATAGCGCGGCGGATAGCGACTGCACATTCCAGCTAAGGACGATCCTTAAGGCGAAGATCGCCGCCGATCCCAAGCTATTGAATTGCTATAACCGCGTAGTGCTACCGGCCTTGCGAGCGTTCTGCGATATCGAGCCTCGCGGCTTCAAGGTCAACAGGATCGCGCTTGAAACGCTTCGGGTAAAGGTCCAAAAGAAACAGGACTTTGAACGCAAGCGGCTTATGTCGCTTATCCCGAAAACGATACGAGACAAATTCGAGAATACAGGCGTCGGCCTCAAACTAACCCGCGAAGTGCTGTTGCGGGATTTCCTGTTCGACCATAAAGACGGCCTAAAGATCAAGCCGCTCCATAAGACCAAATCCGGTCTAGCCTCTACATCAACCAAGACGCATCTGCCGTACTTCATCGGCAAGCACATGCGCGGGACGTATAAGGATTGGAACGGCGTCGAGAAGACGTGCGATCTAATTGCCGACCTTATTGCTTACGTCAAAAACGAGAAGATGCTTACCACGTACATAGGGCGTGACAGGCATCAAGACAGCGAAGGAAAGTGGGTTGATGCCACTGGCTTCTGGCAATATATCAACGGCGGTTATATCCGACCATCTTATAAGTTGCATGCAACCGTCACCGGACGATCTGCGTCAGATAATCCAAATGGGCAAAACTTCCCCAAGCGCGGCGAGTTCGCAAAAGAGTATCGAGCTATCTTCGAAGCTCCTGACGGATGGGTCTTACTGGAAGCCGACTATTCGCAGCTAGAACTTCGTATCGCTGGCATTCTCTCGAAAGAGCCGACCTTCCTCAAGATTTACAAGGAAGGCGGCGATATTCACTGCATGACGGCGGCTATCGTCATGGGAATTAGCCTTGAAGCCTTTATGGCCCTCAAGCAAAACGACCCCGAAAAGTATGCTCTGGGGCGGTACCGTGCCAAGGCCGTCAACTTCGGCTTTATATATGGCATGGGTTTCCGCAAGTTCGTCATTTATGCCAAGACGGATTACGGCATCGACTACACCGAGGAAGAAGGTAAAAGAATTCGCGGTGCGTTCTTTAGCAAGTACCGCGCCTTGTCGTCGTGGCATGAAAGCGTCAAGGCATTCGTAAGGATACATAAATATGTCAGGTGCATCGATGGTCGGGTTCGTCATTTGCCTGCTGTTGTTGTGGACGACGATGGCGTTGCTTCGTCCGCAGAACGTATGGCCGTCAATTCACCAGTACAGGGCTTCGGTTCCGATCTTGGTCTTATTGCGCTCGCTAGGATTAATGCTGGGCTTGATCATAACTATGTTCGGGTTATTGGTTTCGTTCACGATGCTATTATTTGTATTGCTCGTAAGGGCCGTGAAATGGAAGCGGCCCGAGAAGTAAAGCGCTACATGGAAACAAATCCGCTTAAGGAATGGTTTGGCTTTACGCCGCCAATCCCAATCATTGCGGACGTATCTATCGGCATGAACTTGGCCAAGATGATTGAACTCGACAAGAAGATTTTGGGCGACGCGAAGATCACCACGTTCGAACACGTTAAGGCAATCGAGGACGCCAAGAAAAAGCCCGTGCAGGAACCTGCAAAATCCAGACCGCCGTTCCGGGTTATCCGACTACCAGCAAGGAAAGCAGCATGACCGAGGTTAGCGAAACACACTATAGGATTGCCATGGCAGAAGCATATGCTCGCGCTGTCCGCGAGAACGATTGCGGTATGCTGGACCCGGAAGCCGACATAAAACGTTTCACTGATCTTGCTCTGGGTAACGCCGACGACCATAAGCCGGGCGTCGATGTTCTCCGAATGCGGATGCAGTCTCGTTTGCTGGGCACCCCGGCGTTTGATGCGATACCGAAGCTGTTTACGGAAGGATAAATGTCACGGAACCTTCACTTGACCCGGCGCGTTATTAAGGACTACAATTTTAACAGATGGAGCCAGCCATGAGCTTAGGCACGATCATCCTGATCATTCTCGTTATCGCGTTGCTTGGTGGGTTCGCTGGAATTGGCGGCGGACCATTCTATGGAACGGGGTACTACGGTGGCGGTGGCCTTGGGCTTATCGTTGTCGTGCTACTTATCCTACTCTTACTCGGGAGAATTTGATCCATGTTCGACAAGTGGCCGCAACGTAAACGCCGCAGAACGGTCGAGGAAGGTCTTTCTCTCGTTGAATTAGCTTTGCTTGAACTGGCGGGCGAAGTTAGGAAACTTACAGCCAGAGATATCCACATGGAGCGCTACATGAAACAGTCCACCACCGACGTTGTTAACGCCGTCACCGATCTCGGCACCACCATCAACAGCATCATTCCCCTGATCGACGCGGCTGTTGCTGCGCAGGCTTCCGGCGACGATGCTGCGCTTGAAGCGGCTGTTGGCCAGCTTGGCACTTTCAAGCAGACCCTCGTTACCCACTCGACCGCTGTTGCGACCGCCGCCGCTGCTGTTGTCGCCGCCCCCGCCGAGACCGACCCGGCCGCCGCCGCTGCTGTTGTCGCTGCTGCGACCCCGACCCCGCCTGTCGCTCCGGTTGCCCCTGCCGGTTCGTAAGAAGCTTGGAAGTAATCCGTCCACTAGGTTAGGAAGGGTATCCATGAACCTTTCCAGATGCCGACAACGCCGGTGACTTCTGCGTAGTTGACCAACAGTGCAGGGTGTGCGGGTTCGATCCCTGTACGCGGCGAATACTTCCCCTAAGCCCCCGGATGAAAGTCCGGGGGTTTTTGCTAGGTACTTGCTAATAATCTGCGATATGCTATAATCAACCCAATCGGAGAGCCGACCGTGCCCACACTCAAAAACGCCAAGCTTTACAATGACTTGATCCAATCGCTCAAGGACTGGGCTGCGCTAAACGTGGTCAAGAAGGACGCCAATAACACCTTCAACAAGGGCAACACGGCGGCCAAAAACCTGTTCAAATCCTTCATGCAGGAGGAAGCGTTCCCCGCCAAGACCAAGGTTGTGATCGATGGTGCGGAATACATGTGGGCCACGGCGGAAAGCAACGTTATCGACGTGCGCAAGTGGCACAAGCTTTTTGTCGAAAAGGAAATCACCGAAGCCCAATACTTCGATGGTTTGCGGGTCAGCAAAGAGGACGCGGTACTTTCCATTGGCGAGGATCAAGTCGCCACCATTTCGTCGGTGCAATCCGGCAAAACTGCGGATATTCGTTTTAACGGCGACAACGCCGGGACCAAGAAGGGGATCGAAATCGTCCTGCCAGCGGGCATTAAACCGCCCAGTGGTGGAATTAAGCCGAGGCTTGGCGTGCCGTTGCAGGTTCCTGCACGGCCTCTGAACAAGCGCCTCATAGTTGTACCGAAAGGAAAAGCCAGTGTCGGAAGGTGAACAATTCACAACAGCCCCCAAGATCGATGAAGCCACGATTATCGATCTTCGCCAGCGGAAGATGCTCCGCGAACAGCAAGCCAACGTCGAGCTTGAACCGGTCGGCCCCGGCGAAACGATCATCGGCTATCTTAACGATCAGGAGCGTATTATTTTCTGCGAGATGGCCAGCCTGCAAACCGAACTCAACGAGTTGCAGAAAGAGCAAACCGCTCGCTCGTTTGAGATGGTAGCGGCGGCAACCCGGTTATCGTCCAAGCCGCAGGATACCATCAAGAACCTAGACGATACGATCCTGTTTCCGACCATGAAAGAAGCCGAAGAATACTATGCGCTGGAAACGCGCTTCCAGTATTTGCGGGCGCTCTATATGTCGAACGTCCGCGACCGCTACAAGGCGCATTCGGCCATCCTTGGCGTGCGTACCGGCTTTGCCGTTGTGAGGGTGGGGTATAAGCACAAAATCCCAGAAGAACTTAAGCAGGCCGGGATATGAAGCGGGAAGAACTCAGGGAGTGGTGGCTAGTCACGGACCCCGCGCCTATTTGCCGGATGCTCGACGGCAAGTTTGCTATCCTTATAATTGGACCCAGCAACTCCGCTGTTGCGCGGGACGATTGGAAGTTCGGCTTTCAGGTCCACGGAGAGCGAGATATTCGTTGGTGTCAGCCAGAACAGCTTGAGCTAGCCGGTAGCGCACTGATCGAATTGCCGGTTGCCTAATGCAGCGCCAAGGTGCAATCGAGTTCGCGCGGGTTCTCGGCCTTGGCGCTCCGTCTAGGACAAGCAATGCAGTATGGCTGCATTACCGTTGTCCGTTCGCGCAATGGAAGCATGATGACAAGCGGTCTAAGTCGCACCACTTCAATATCAGTGTTAGCGAAGACAGGCATTCAATCTACCAATGCTGGTCATGCCATTCCAAAGGATCGTTGCCGCAACTGGCCTATGAGCTAGGGCGGCTACGCAAGCAAGACCTTACCCATATCGGTAAGCAGATCGAGCTACAGGAATTGCTCGGTCCCCAAGTAGTCTTGCCTAAATGGGACGATGAAATACCGGAGGAATACAGTGCGCAAACCACGCCGGATCAAATTGAATACCCCGACCCGAGACGAGAGTTTGAATTCCCCTCCGCAACAGGAATTCCGTATCTCAGGGATAGATCAATCTCAGTTTCTACAATTATCCGCCTTGGTATCCGCTATGACCCCTATCAGCGAAGGGTCTTGTTTCCTGTGTATGATACAGGAGGGCGTTTTGCGGGCTTTACCGGTCGTCGCATCGACGCCGCTCCCCTCGTCAATGCTGATGGAGACGAATGCGAACTCGACGGCAGACCCTATCTCAAAGTGCGCGATTACTTTGGGTTTAGAAAGCGTCAGTTTTTCCTTGGCGAATTGGGAGCTTTCGTCCGAACCCAATCGAGTGTTCGAGGATATCAGAGGCAATTCCGCACCGGTAGTAATACCCGGATTGCACTCGTTGAAGGTATCTTTGATCATGCGTTCCTTTCCGAATTGGGCATCCCAAGCATTGCAATTCTTGGAACGGCGGTTACTCCCGAGAAGATAAGAAAACTCATACGATGGGACCGGCCCGTAGTCCTGTTCATGGATAACGATAGCGCCGGACACGATTGCATTGAGACCATTAAGGCTGCGCTGTTTGGAAAGATACCATTGCTAAGCGTCCAGTACCCCGAAGGGTACGAGTTGGCTGACCCCGGATCACTGCCTCCCGGCGTCATACACTCAATGATGAAAGATGCCGAATTAATCACGAGAATATGATGGGTAGGAAATGCATAGATTTAACGGGCGTAACCTTCGGTCGGCTGCGGGTTGTAAACAAGTGTGGCCGCGAAACTAGCGGGCGCTTGCGCTGGCTTTGTTTATGTACCTGCGGTAACGCTACAGTGGTGCGTGGTTCGGCCTTGTCTGCTGGAGTAGTCAGATCGTGCGGCTGCTTGTTGCAGGAAAATCGTGGAATTACAAAAACTATCACACATGGATTGTCGAGAACTAAAGAATATGACGTATGGAAGGCCATGAAGCAAAGATGTACTAACCCAAACACTATAAATTATAGCTACTACGGCGGTCGAGGCGTTACAGTTTGCGATCGTTGGCTAAATTCGTTCGAAAACTTCTTTGCCGACATGGGCGAGCGTCCAGTCGGCAAAACGATTGACCGATATCCCGATAACGATGGAAACTACGAACCGGATAACTGTCGTTGGGCAACAAGAAAAGAGCAAGCAAATAATCGGAGAAAGTAAGATACGCATTCATTGACAAAAAAGTGCGACCAGCCGTAGAATACCCTTGCCCCAAAAGGCTCGCCCGAAACGCTTGCCCCGCTTGAACCGCTTGCAAAGGTAATCCTATGGCCCTCAATATTAAGCTCCCCGCCCGTGCTATTGCTATCCCGGCGAAACCCTTGCAGGTTCCTGCACGCCGCGCAGTAGCTCCCGCCGCGCCCCCCAAGTCAGTCGGCGGCGGCTTTGCCACTGCCCAAGCCATGAACGAGGAACGGGAACGTAAGCGCGGCCAAGCGTATGAATTCCGCATGGACGTAAACGAGGGCGGGATGCAGGGTGTGACAATCATTCTTACGGATAGGGTTCGCATTCCGGCGATGCCTTATTTCTGCTACATGCATCGTTGGGGATTTGAGGAAGGCGAACCCAAGACCGAGGTTTGCATCACGGATGGCCCCGAGGGTTGCCCGCTCTGCCGCAATCTCAGCAAGAAGGGCGGCTACGAAATGATGCTTAGTTGCATCGATAGCCGCAAGTACGTCCCGAAAAAGGGACCGAAGGCCGGACAGCCTCAGCCCCGCCAGAAGCGGCCCTACCCGGTCAAGATTTCGATGATCCCGGTATTCGAGCGGCTGTATCAGGCGCACAAGACGTTCCGGGGTATGGTCATTCGATGCTTCCGAGACAAGAAGCAAGCCCCGGGCACCGGATCGACGGTCGAGTTCGTGCGGATGCTGACCGAAGCGGAACTGGCCAAGTACGGCGAATTGGCCCTGCCTATCGATATGACCAAGCAGTACCCGCGCCTTTCCGCCGAGAAAATGGCGCTGACCTACAATATCGATAACGCGGCCAGCGGCGCTATCGGTTCCGTGGATAACGCCGCGCCGGGCAGTGACGACGATTTGCCATTTTAGATTATACTATAGGTTGTAAGTTGAAATGCCTCAACCTACAGAAGAATGGCGCGTTAGCCCGACCGTACCGCGATATGAAGTTTCGTCTTACGGTCGGGTTAGAGTAATACCTTACTATGCGGCAATGCCGAACGGACGGGGTGTTAGGCTTTATACCGGTGATCCTAAAATAGGTCATTGGCAGGAGGATGAAAAACGATACGTTTTGGTTATTTGCGATAAGACGCCGGAACGAACGACAAGAACTTACAGAATAGCGCAGCTAATCTGTGAAGCGTTCCACGGCCCTAGACCATTCCCGGAAGCGGTAGCGATGCATTTGAATGAAAACTCTAGAATTAACCGGGCCGACAACGTTGGATGGGGAACACAGAAAGAGAACTTAAACGCTCCGGGGTTCCTAGCCTACTGCGGTACTCGCGTTGGTATGAAACACCCAAAAGCGAAAAGGCTATAATTCTAATGTTGGCACGTAAGACCTTCGTTAATGCCTTGATGTACGTGCCGCTCAACCTAGTTGACGCGCAGCCCCTTATGGACAAGCTGCGCGTCCGCTATACCAAGCAAGACGAGAAGGTCGATTTCGAGGAAGACTACGTAGCGGAGGCTACGGTTGACGCAGCGAACCCCGAAATTATCTGCTATGACCTTAGCGTCCCCGGCTATATCGGCGTCCCCCGTTCCTACGGCATTGAACAGCTAGGCGTCACCAAGTTCATCAACATCACCACGTTCAAGCGACCGCAGCCCGAGCTTTTTGTCAGAAAGATCAAGCCCCGTGACCAAAAGCAAAAAGACTTTATGGAAACTCTGTGTGCTGCTGTTCGCGGCCCTAAGCCTGTGGATATCGTTGCCAACGCCAGAACAGGATGTCACGCGGAGGGCACTCTTATTCTCATGTTTGGCGGGACGCTTAAGCCGGTTGAAGCGGTCACTATAGGGGACTTGCTTATGGGGCCGGATAGCCAGCCGCGTAAAGTCCTTGAACTTATTTCCGGCAACGAAGAAATGTTCTCTATTACGCCTAAACGAGGTGGTAAACCGTTCACTGTTAATGCGAGCCATATTCTTTCTCTTGTTAGAACACGGGAATTTCACGGCATTCGTGACCCGCGCAATCACGCATCTCAGCAAGCTGGTGAAATTATAAACGTTACTGTTTCCGATTATCTAGAACGGACGGCAAGATTTAAGCACTTGCATAAGCTTCGTCGAGTCGGTGTTAATTTTCCGACACCTAACGGTAAGTTGCCAATATCTCCGTATTTTCTAGGCATATGGCTTGGTGACGGACATTCTAATAAAGCGACCGTTACCACGATGGATCGGGAAATCGTTGATGCAATTTACGATGAAGCGGGCCGTTTTAATTTAGACGTTAGACGGGAGCTACAAAAAAATAATAGGTCTAGTAATTACCATATTACAGCCGGAAATCGCGGCGGTATTTGTAATGATTTGATTGATGCGTTTAGCTATCTAGGGCTACGATCAGTTTCTTGCGGAACCAAGTTTATTCCTCACCAATACAAGTGCGGGTCTATCGAAGTACGCAAAGAAACTCTATCGGGCCTTATCGATAGCGATGGTTCATTAACTGGCAATGGATACGAGCTTACTTTTAAGTCAAGGCAGCTTGCAGACGACACCGCGTTTATTTGCCGGAGCCTAGGATATAGCGCTTCAATTGCACTAAAGATCGTTAACGATGTGACTTATTACCGCGTTCATGCTTATGGCGAAATGCATGAATTACCCGTGCGTCTTTTTAGGAAGTTTTGTAACCCGCGCACCCAAAAGAAAAACCCGTTAGTTACTGGATTTTCGGTGCATCCAGTTGGCAAAGGGGACTACTATGGTTTTAGGCTTGATTGCGATCATCTCTATCTAACCGCCGACTTTGTAATTCATCATAATACCGGCAAGACTATCTCGGCGCTCTATGTTATCGAGAATGCTATTCAGGCCCCGACACTAATTACTGTACCGACAACCTACCTGTTAAATCAGTGGCGTCAGCGTATCATCGACACAACGGGGCAACAGTGGTTCAATCAATATGTCGGCCACATACAGCAAGATACGCAGGACTACGAAGGACGACTCATTGTCTTGGGCGTCGCCGCCTCGCTGGCGCGTAGAGACTATCCAGTTGCCCTCAGGGAATATTTTACAGCGCTTATTTTTGATGAATGGCACAAAATTGGTACGCCAAGCATGGGTCGAATTCTGTCCCGGTACCCGGCCTCAGTCCGAATTGGCTTTACCGCGACAAACCGACGAGATGCCTTGTTGAAGGTTTGCAGCCTTCACTTGGGAAAGCCTAGAATTGTTTCCAAGCAAGAGGTTGAGAAGCCGCAGATATTTGTCATCGACTATCACAAGACGTTGCCGCCGCAGGTACAGGTCGGCAACGAAGGCTTCATGACTTCCCTGCTTTCCCGTTTCCATGATCGCAATCAATTGCTCTGTAACATCGTATACGAAGGGTATACGCGGGGCCGGGAAATAGTCTGCCTTTCGGATCGTACAGACCAGCTTTACAAGAACATGCAACACCTTATCGCCATGGGCGTTGCCCCCGAGGATATCGGAATGCTCGTTGGCGCGTACACGTTGAAAGGTAAAAGGATAAAGGTAAAGCGAGGGGAACAAGAGCGTGTTGCAGGTTCCTGCAAAATCAGGATGGCTACCTTTGGATTGTTTGATACTGGCGCGGACGTTGAAGCACTGGATATGGGCGTCGAGTTCACGCCAAGGCAGAACGTAAGACAGGGTGTAGGACGTATCTTGCGGTTGATGGCGGGCAAGCCAATACCAGAATGGTATTCAATCAGGGATCACATTATGGTATACCCTGACATCTCCGCAGCCGCCCCGCTCTTTGGACCGAAGGAACCTTTTGAATATCCTTGGCTTGTGCGCGCCGCCAAGGCGAGGGAGGGTTCTTATGCGGACCAACAGGGGGAGGTGGCCTACCTTACGCCACAAGACTTTGAATTAGGTGCATAATGGCTATTCAAGTTCTCACGCGCAAAGCCCCGGCTGTCGTTTCGAAGCGGAAGCATAGATACGCGACGGACGTTGATTACAGGGAAAAAGCCAAAAAGCTTTCGCGAAAGGCGTATCGAAATAAAGCCAATGTTGACATGACTTCGTGCCTTTACTCGCTGCAATTTTTAGATAAACTTACGGAGGATCAGGACGTTAAGCTGCCGAACGGGAAACAAAAACGAATGGCGGTTGCCAGCATTCCCAAGACAGCGACAATGCTTCAGATGCTCTATCAAACGCTTTGGCGCTGGGTTGATAATGGGATTATCCCGTCGCCGGTGCTAATGTCCACCAAGGTAAGGGGAAACGGGAAGCGAGACCCTTATCCGGTCTACCACAAGGAAGAAGTTCGCATCCTTATCGAAGAAGTGGGGGAGCATCAGAAGACTATTACCTACTTAAGGCGCGACCATTTGGAAGTCAGAGCGCGAATTGAGAGCAGGTTTGTCGCAATTAGAAAAAAGCTAAAGATCGGCTAATGTATCGTAAACAATGCCTAGGTTGTCATGAGGTAAAGCCTATCTCCGAGTATTACAAAAATGCTAGGATGCGGGATGGCTACGCCGGGTATTGTAAGCCCTGTTCGTCTGCAATGATTAAAGTACATTCGGATCGACCGGAAAATAGAAAGAAAAGTAGTGCGCGAAGCGCTGCTCGCCAGAAAACACCAAAGGGGCGAAAGCAATGGGCTGCTTGCCAGATAGTTCGATTTGCACTTGTGCTAGGTGCGCTAAAACGAGAGCCTTGTGAGGTTTGTGGATCGGATAAAGTTCAAGCGCACCACGAGGATTACATGAAGCCATTAGAAGTTCGATGGCTCTGTAAGAAAGACCACGGACAAGCCGATAAAGAGCGGCGAGAACGTGAGAATACTAACCGAAGTTAGAGGGCGAATTGAGCAGCGCTTCTCTGCAATCCGCAAAAAGCTCAAGATCAACTAAGGAAAACCTCTAATGGCTATTCAGAACCGCGCTGTCGCTGCCAAACCTGCCGCTGCTGTTGCAGCAAAGCCAGCCGCCAAGCCCGCGCTTGCCACTGTCGGCGGGCAACCGGTTACCAAGACGACCCCCACCGCGATCCTGCGGGAAGCGGTTATGACCGTATCCACCACGATCCTTGAAAACGGCACCATCAACGGCGAGCCCGTCGTTTCCGAGGAACGGGATATCAAGGTGTTCGCCACCAATCCGGCGTTCTCGTCCATCAAGATCGGCTACAACAAGGCGCTCGGCGGCCATATGGAAATGGTCAAGTTCGACGTTTCCGTTGGTGCGCCGCACTACGTCGAAGAAACCGACAACATGCTTTCGCAACTTATGGAGAAGGGCAAAGCGGCTCTCGACGCACTGATCACCAGCTTCGTTCCCCCGGAGAATGACGCGGGCGTTGCTGGCGATGCCGATCTGGTTGCCGGTGAAGCGGTCGCGGAAGAAACTGAAGCCCAGCCGGAAGGCACCATCGACGCGGAATACCTCGACGCTGCCGACATGGATACCATGATCGCGCTCTGCACCGAGAACCCGGACCTTGGCGTCAACCCGGGCGACTTCCCCGAGGAAGCCGATCTGCGCGAAGTTCTGAAGGCACAAATTCTCGGAGAAGGCGAAGCCGCCGTCGAAGGCGAAGCGGTTGCCGATGAAGCGGCGGACGAGGCTTACACCGAGGAAACCCTTGGTGCCGCTTCGACCGACGATCTGAAGGCGGTCTACGAAGCTTGGGGCATGGGCAAGTTCCCGACTGGTCCCGAGAAGATCGCCCGCAAGGCTGCTATCAAGAAAATCCTTGAGAAGCAGGAAGCCGGGGCGTAAGACCCGCGACTTTCTACGGACTACGCGGAGAGGGCTAATCACCCTCTCCGTTTTCATCTCAGGGACAGGAATTGATTGATGGCCATCGCGATAAGAAAACTCCCTATCGTCCCCTTGCAGGTTCCTGCAAGCCCGTCGCTAGTTGCTCTAGCGGAAGAAACTAAGGGGGCCATCGATAGCTTGGTTGGGGCTATCGAACAGAAAAAGGGCGGTATGCGCCGACGCGAACGGGCACCGATCATCAAGCACTCCGTTATCGAGGTTTATGGGGAACTCGCTAACGTTGTAGAGCAAATGAAAAAGGTCTACAGCCCGGCAATCATCACCCGGGCCAATGGCGAGCGCGTCAACTTCGGACGTATCCCTAGCGGCATCCTATCGGCGGACCTGTGTTTGGCTGGCGGCCTGATGGCATCACGCGGATCGATGATCTACGGTAACAAGTCCGCAGGCAAATCTACAATTGCCGCAAGGTTCGTCGCGGCGGCGCAACGCGCCTACCCCGACAAGTTCGCAATCTGGATGGATATCGAAGGCACGTTCGATCCGCCGTGGGCGGCTATGCAAGGCGTTGATCTTGACCGGCTCCACATCGTTGAGCCTGAGACCGGGGAGTCCGCCGTGGATATTGCCGACGCACTGTTGCGGACCATGGAAGTCTGCATCATCGTTACGGACAGCATCGCGTTCCTCACGCCAATGAAAGAAATCATATCGAGTGCGGAGGACAGTTTCCCGGGCATTCACGCAAGGCTTATCGGCAACTACCTTCGCCGCGTAAACGCCACACTTCTGGTCGAACGCCATCGCCAGCATTATCCAGTTGTTTTGCATCTCAATCAGTTTCGTATGTCCATCGGCGTTATGTTCGGGGACCCCCGCGTTCTGCCCGGTGGCAAGGCCCTTGAATTTGCCACCACGCAACAGATCGAAATTTCAAACAAAGAGCATACTAATGCCGAAAAGACGAAGGGAGAGAAGGGGGCCGCTCCACCATCCGGGGACGAGAAAGCCGACAAGGGCACCACCGTCGTATATAACGAACACTCGATTAAGATCACCAAAGACAAATCTGGCGGACGTTTTAAGGAAGGACGATTTGTTCTCGTTCGCGACGAGAGCTACGGACTCCCGGTTGGTTACGTTAACCAAGTACGATCAATCATCTCCTTCGGACTTTCTAGTGGCGTTCTCGACGGCCATCCAACGAGCTTTAGCGTCGTGGATGATCCGTTTGATGGAAAGTTTAGGAGTGCGGCCGATTTCTCCAAGTTCCTCGTGGATGACGGGACGCGGGAACGGGGAATTGTATCGAGAATTGTGGACACCTATCGTAAGAAGTGGGGCGTCACTTAAGAAATACGTCAAGCCGTTCGTTCCCAGCCTAAAGCCCCGGCCCCGCGTAGTACGTTTCAACGGAGCATTGCTAAGTGTCCCCACCAAACCCCTTTATGACACGCGCGGCCCAAAAGTCGAAACAGGGGAACGCCTTCTGGCGGGCACCAAAGCAAGAAAAAGATTTGGCAAAGAGATTGAATGCCCGCCAAGTCTCCCGGAGTGGTGCGGGTACCACCAAAGGGGATGTACGGATTGCGGGCTTGATCCGGCTGGAAGCAAAAGCGACTTCGCGGCGTTCTTTCAGCGTTACGATAGCTATGCTAGACAAGATACGAAATGCAGCTTTAGCTTCGGACGAAATGCCTATCTTAGTCGTGGAATTCTTGAACCAAAGTGGGAAACCCGAGGCAGAGCTAGCCATTTGCGATGTTAAGCAATTAGAGGGATTAATACGTGCCGCTCAAGATACTTCCAAAACCTGAGCCTAATAGGTTCTTCAAGCCGGTCGAAAGCGATACGAAGCCGTTCGGTGTAATCGCCGAAACGCTCAACAGTGAGCATGTTGATTACCACCGGACCCGTGGCTACACGCGGGACAAGTATTACATTCACGTATCCGACCTGATCCAGTCCAACTCGCGACGGCGGTTTTGCCCGCGTGAGCATGCGCTATCCTTCATCGAACAGCGCAACGGGAGCTATGTACGCAAGATATCCGCTGGCATGAGCTTGCTGCATACCTTTGGCCATGGTGCGCAAGCGCATATGACCAACGATTTTATCAAGCGCAGTCCCCATGGCGATAAGGTCTGGGGCAATTGGCGGTGCCTTTGCGGTAAGACGCATTTCGTAATGCAGTTGATGCCCGACCCGGTTGCAGGAACCTGCAAACACTGTGGACTGCACGCACGCATCTACGAAGAAATCGACCTACTCCATGAGCAATACAATATCACCGGTCACCCTGACCTGTTCTTGCTTTGGGGTAACGTTCTTCACTTGTACGAGATTAAAACCCTCGACCGAGAGGGCATTGATTTCGACCGGCTGGAAGCGCCGCTTGGCGACCATACCTTACAGGCATCGTTCTATTACTGGATGATCCGCTGGATGATCGAGCAGGGTATCATCAAGCATGAAATCGATCCCTTTGTTAACTACCTCTATGCCGACCGGAGCAATAAGAAGCTCTTTGGCAAGGCAGTGTACCGGGAGTTCTCAAAGCGGGCATCGCCGGGCGACCGTATTAAGCCGATGCTTGAAAATGCCCGCTTGCTCAAGGAAAGCCTAGATCGTAATATTCTACCAACCAGAATATGCGATGGACCCGCCGTACCACGCGCCAAGGACTGCCCGGTATGCACGTCCTGTTTCAATCGTCGGAGCAATGTAATTGTTGCTACCTAGGAAGATCAACTTAATCCGGCGTGTCAAATACGACACGATCATCGGACTGGATATTTCCCTGACTGACACCGGGATGGTCCCGCTTATTCGGCAGTTTGACAACCTCTTTAAGCCATCCCCCATCGTAACTAGCACCAAGGTATTTCAGACACTCAAAGACCCGCTACGACAAGCGGCCATTATCACTTGCGCAATCGACGTATTCAGGAAGTATGCCGGTAATACAGCGGTTGTTATTGAGGACTACGCATTCGGCAAGAATACCGGCAAAGCGTTTACTAGAGCCGAACTTATCGGCACCATCAAGTACATTGCACTAACGATATTTGGATTTGATATTTACCTAGTAGCCCCTAAAGCGCTCAAGAAATTCATGGGCCACGGAACCCATGAGAAAGCCGATATGGCCCACGCCGCTCATATGCGTTTTGGGTTCGTATCAGGGAACGACAACCTAGTGGATGCGTTCTGTCTGACAAGATATCTCGTGGCAAATCTTGAAGGGCAGTCATTAACGATTGTAAAGCATCCGGCGTTGCCGCATTATAAAGCCTTGCAGGAACCTGCAACTGCACAGGGTTATCCCGCCACAAAGCCTTGCAGTAACTTAAGAATTATCAACAAACAATCTGCGATAAAAACGTCATTGACAATCCTTAGACCCAAGCCTACTCTGCAAAACACTAGCCGACCCACCCGATTATTTTTAACGCCAACGAGGTAATCAACCATGGCTCCACTCGCTAAACCCGCTGCCAAGCCCGCCGCTGCTGCAAAGCCCGCGCTGGCAAAGCCCGCCGCCAAGCCGACGCTGGCGAAGCCGAGAGCAAAGGCCGCCGCGAAGCCCGCCGCGAAGCCCGCTGCCGCTGCAAAACCGGCCCCCAAGGTCGCGAAGCCCAAGCCCGAGACAAAGCCCTACGATCAGGGTTCGATTGTCGTCTTCAATGGTTACAGCCCGATCCCCGATCCTGCCAACCCAGAGAACACCATCGAGAAGACCGATGGCCTCTTTACGCCGGGCGAAGAACTCGCCGTCGTTAGCGAAGTTCAGCGCGATGGCGATCAGGTTCTTGGCGTCGTCAAGAAGGCCGACTACCACGCCTACATTGCGGACCCGGAGAACGGCCCGGCTGGCGAAGAAATCTTGGCGAGAGAAGCCAAGCGCACCAGCAAGGTTGTTGAGGCTCCGTTCCATCTGCCGGTCGTTGGCGAAATGGCCAATTACCTCAAGCAGAGCGACGGTGACCCGCTCTTGATCGCCCAGAAGATTTTCGGGGATATCGAGAAGGGCTTCTTCTACTTCGGCGGCGTCATGGCCAAGCTCTACAAGGAAAAGGGCGAGGACGGCAAGTCGCTGTTCACGGGCTACGCCAACGACGCCAATGTCAACTACGAGGACAGCAAGGAAGGCTTCGAAGCTTTCCTCAAGGACAACTTCTCCGAAAGCCTCGGCGGCTATCGGAAGGTCATGGACTTGATCGCGATTTACGAGAGCATTTCGTCGCTTTCGAACGCCGCGACCGTCATCAAGGAAATCTCGACGCTCGGCTGGTGGAAGGCACAGAAGCTCGCTCGCTTCATCACCGACGACAACGCCGCCGAAGTGATCGAGGTTGCCAAGACCAACAACTACGATCAAATGTCGGAAATCCTCAAGACGAGCTACACGTCTGAGGGCGGCGTCAATGCTCGTGGGACCGCCGCCGCGAGGGCGACGATCAAGAAAACCGAGTTCGCGTTCAAGCTTTTCGAGGATCAGGGCGAAGGGATCGAAATGATCCTCAAGGCCGCTCAAAAGCAACTCGGCACCACGGACCTGAATGCGGTGTTCGAACACATCGTTACCGAATGGGCCGGCGATCATCTGGCCGAAGTCGCGCCGAAGGCGGCTGCTGCGGTTACCCGCAAGCGGAACGCACTGGTTAAGGGTGGCGTCAAGCTGCCCGCCGACCATCCGGCGAACGTTGCCGTGGCCGCTGCGGCGTAAGCCGTTGCCGATCAAGGCACTGGATAGGGCGGCGGCAACGCCGCCCTTTTTAACAGGTACACATTTGTTAGCGTATTTAGGTGGCATTATAGATGGCGAGGGAAGCGTTGGGTATTATCAGCGTGGACCTAAATCAAGCTCCCAACAACCAGTTTTCTATATTTCTGTTGGCATGACTTATAAGCCAATTATAGATTTGTTACATTTAACGTTTGGTGGAAGGGTGCAGCCACATAAAGTAAGTAAAGTGCATTATAAACCACAATGGTATTGGCGCGTAACTCACGCGACGGCACGAAAGGTCTACTTTACTATAGAACCTTATTTGATATTAAAGCGTGTAGCGGAACCTCATGAACGCAAAGCGGGTACTACATGCCGATCAGAAAGTTTGATAGAGTGGCACCGTCGTCGCATAAAACGATAACCCGCCGCCTTTTTCGTATCCCGGTTTGCGAACCGCTGAAGTATTCGCCGGGGCACGTTCAATGCCCAGAATGCAAAGGATATATTCCCGGCAAGTGCTATACTTGCAACGGCGACAAGGAAATCCCTTATAGGGAATACCTCGTATGGGGCAGGGCACCCGGATGCACCTACCCATGGAAACTCGGCGATGCGTTTGTTGAGCGCGCAATTGCTAGAGCTATAAAATTCGGCAAGTCAGAAATCCTTAAAAACCATGGCGTTCCGGTCGAGACGAAAACAATATACCCCTCGCCCAGCCGAACGGGGCCAAGACCCCGCGTCAATAGAGTTCTACCCATCAAAAAATCCTAATACCGTGCAGCGCTGGGGTAAGGCCAAAGCCTACAGCGCAGGCTATAAAGCCATAGCGCTGCCCTACCGGTACGGCTTCCAGCTAAGGGCTAACGGCAAACCCTTCCTGTATCAGGGCATCACCACTAAGGCATATACCGCGAAAACGATCTGCAATCTTTTCGCTATAGATCGCGTTACCTTATTCAGATGGGTCAGTATCGGTGTTATGCCGGAACCTATGATTAAGGTGGTTGGATCGCAGCGTAACGAAAGGACGATCTGGTTCTACCATCAAGTTCAGCCGGTCTACGCTTGGTATACCCATCAACGGTCGCTAGGTGTTAAGCGGGTTATGGTAGACAAGGTACTAATAGCTAACTTGCGCCGGTCGCAGGTGCGTTTCGAGAAGCTACTTGGTATCGAGCAGGTTGATGAATACTTCGTGATGGCAGGCAAATACGGCGTGGTTCCCCTTGACCGGTGACTAACAATCCGCGATACTCTGCTACTAGCGCCGAAACCCTTGAAATCCGGGAAAACCCCAATGGCACTTAAGCGGCTCAAGTTGCCGACCAAAGCCCCTATTGCTAAAGACGACGGAATAATAGATACGCCTATCGAGAAGCTGCCGTCTAACACGCCGCTTCCGACCAAGTTCATGCCGCTGCATCCGGCGTTCAATACCAAGTCCGACGTTTATGCATCCGCCGCCCATAAGGCCAAGAACATCGAAGGGCCGGTATACAACGTCGATCTTCTTGCAGGAACCTGCAAATGCATCCGGGGCGGCCCGTGGCAATGGCACGTCAAAAACGAAATGTGGGTTCGTAACATCGCATGCTCCCACAAAATCCGCGCCATGGCGGATATCGTGGACAAAGCAGGTCGGCCTCCCGCTATGCAAGCGGCCTACGCCAAAGAGGTATGCAGCCGCTATAACATGTTTGAGGTTGTTAGCGCATTCCACAAAGAACTTCGTCGGCGTAGTGTCGATCAAGCGGTATTCTGGGGAACGATGCTAGCCAACTTCCGGGGTGTTCGCGGCGTCATCAAGTACATGCTTAATATCATTTACGAGGAAACCCGGGATCACGTTCTTGCCGGTTGGCTTGCCAAAATCATGATCGGGCCACCGAATGCCGAAATGGATTACGGCCTCATGCGTACCGGCATCGCCCTATTTTGCGCGTCCAAAAAGAAATGGGAACTGCCGTCGCATTTCGATTTCCTTATGGAAGAAATGCGCGGATATGAAATGCTCGTCAACGAATTCGGGCGGGACGTTGCCAAAGGCGGAAACATCATTGACGATAAGCATAAGAAAAAGCTTATCGAAGCCCTCAAGACCGGCCTTCGCGACGGCGACCGCATGACTACGCAATATGGTCTTAAGGGATTGCAAAAACTCAAGACCGGCGATATCGACGCACACCGGGCTTGGATCATCAACGAGCTTTGCAGTGACAAGGCGATCATAGCGAAGGTCGATAAAAAGCATCTAGGGATGCTCATGGATCAAATCTCCAAGAGGGCGCTCAACAAGCTAGGGATCGGGTACCACGAATTAAACAATCTGGTCGATTTTTTGCTTGGCGAACCGTTCGGGGCGGGACTGCTACAGCCCCCGGCGTTTAACGCGGTATTACGTGCCCCTGCCCCCTCCCTACGCCTCGGGGTAGCCCCCACAATCCCGGTATATGCTCACGATAACCATACTTGGGCCGGTAAAGCACTACTGCGGCGCTATCCCGCCGAGTGGCAACCCGGAGCAACGCAAGAGCATTACGATCTGCGACTGTGCGGCGCGTACATGGGCGTAAACTGGCGACACCTCGCCTTTAATCAGTTTGGGACAATCGAATGCAACTGGGAGGACGTTCGGTGGCCGGAGTGGCTGCACGAAACCGTAAGTAATCTTTGGTATTGATCGGCAACAAAAAGGATGCATCACAAATGCCGCACCGTATATATACGGACGAAAGTTTAGGAAAACACGCCGACGAACACCTTGAAATCGTATTCAAGGAAGTGTACGATTGGAAAATCAGCGACCACATCGCCATCGGCGTGTTGCTCGATCCCTATGTCAAGACAATTTTTGGCGAGGCATACGTGCCTTTTGGTGACGCTCTCGAAAACCTGCAACGCGCTATTACTTGGGCGATGCAGTTCGGGGAGCTTAGGATAATACCGATTACAGCCGAGGATCGCAGGGTGCTTTTTAAAGACCCAGATCTAGCGGGCAAAGTGATCGACTACGGGGCCAAGATCGGCAACGACAAGCAAGATCAGTTTCGCGCGTATGGAGCTACGCTCAACCAAGTTATCGTTTTGGCGGGGGTCCAAGTTTTGCGGGAGTATTCTTATGAACTACTCAACAAGAATAGCAACGACCAAACACATTAAGATTGTGGGGAACACAAGATGCCTATTATATCAAGGACCGGAGTAGACGTTACAACGCAACACTTGATGCCAGAACCGCTGTTAGCACTCTTTGCCGAAGCGCTCCCGATGGGGACCGTTATGGACAAGAAGAAATTCAAAGCGGAGTATCTACCTTTCTACGAAAATCTCACAGTTACGATAGGCGACATGAACCTGTCGATCCGGCCAGCTTGGACCGATTACCACTTCAGCCCGAGAACGCATATCTTCATTACCGGGCATATCTTGTTCTGCCATATCAACGGCGAACAGAATTGGTACTACCAGCCCAGCACGAGGCTATTCTCCGAAGACCCCAAATCCCGCCTCAAGCAATTCAAGACGTTGGTAAGCCGGGCCGTTCGTCGGCAAGGCCAGTCAACGGCGCTTGCGAGCCGAGTTAACTAGCCGTATTCTTCCGGGTGCAACATAGCGGGAACCTCGGTGCAGGTTCCTGCAAACCCCGGAGATTACGATGCGCTACGTTTTCGACTACGCCGAACACCAAGAAGGCGGCTGGAACGGCTGGCGTCCGAAATGGATACCCGGCGCTGATCCTCTCGGTGCCCTAGTCGTACCGCACGATATCCTTGAACATGGACGCGGAGATAGCGGTTCTATCGCCGATGAACTCATTGCGTTCGGTCGCATGCTGTACATTCGCGCCGAGGGCGGCTACTGGCACCGCTTGAATGACGTTCATGGTTGGGCGGGGCACACTCAGGCTGAATTCGTGGACTTCGTTAATCAGGTCGGACAAGGCAAAGAGTGGCCTTCGATAGCCGACCCGCGCATTTCCAAGAAGCCGCTAGAGGACTGGGAAAGCGAAATCCAAAAGTTCTGTACAGGTATCTCGGATTTCATTAGGCGCGAATTTTCAGATGATGAATTCAGCGTCGATGACTATTTCAGCCCCGTACAGCTTAAGGCTATGGCAGGGCTATTCAGGTACGGTTACCGGGATGCACAAAAGCGATACCCGAATTCCGACGAGACTGCTGTACTATTCCGCAGGATCGAAGTTGAGGCGGAACGTATCGGCAAATTTGCGGAACTCGGTGACCAGTTGATTATTACAATCGTGAAATCGACCAACAAATGTACGATCAACCATCGGGTTGTGCGGGACTAAAAATCTGCTATACTATCGGCTCCAAATCCCGAATTAACCTTGGAGCCACTATGGCCAATCAACACGCCTACGCCGTCGAGTTTACCGTTCTGGATGAAAGCAGGGTGGTTGCGTATCAGGTTATTGTTCCCAACCCGGGCGATGCTGATATCGCAATCGCCAAGGCGGAAGCCCAGTTCAAGACGGACGTTCCCGGTGCCACCATCGTCGGCATCGATGTTATCGCCGATCCGGCCCAACGCGCCAAGCTGGATCGCAAAACAACGTGGTGGCGTAACCGCGCTGCGTTGAGCCATCAGGTGCTTGTGTAGCGCTTAGTTCTGTTGCGTTGAGTGACGATCTCTCTCAACGAACAGGAGCCAACAATGGCCACCGATAAAAGGTACATCGTTCTTCGTTCCACCAAAGGTTTCGGTGTCTACGAAGAATTCAGATATGACAGCGGGCAAACCAAGCTAGGTGAGAAGGTCGATGAAGCGGCCCTTCTTCACCTAGCCGAAACTAAACGCGATGATTGGAACAGAAAAGAACCATGAAAACACCGCGCGTAACCATTTTCAGTAAAGCCCATACCGAGCGCAAGAAGCTTGAAGCAGAAGCGAAAGCGGTCGAAGCATTTCATTTCGAATACACGGATGCAATTACTGATCCCTATGCATTCAATCGTGGCCAGTGCTTCAAGGCCATTCGTAGCGGCGGCTTTATGGCGCAACTATACTTGCCGGAACTTAACAAGATCATCGACGGCAAGATCATTCAGTACGAACAGGATGATTTTATCGTCGCCCGATTAGAGAAGGTGTTGCTGCCAGCCAACTGTGCCGCTGTTGCCTATATCATCAAGAAATCGAACCGCGCGCACATAAGCGACACCGATCATTCTGAGGTTTGGTGGTACACCGTTCGCGATGGTCGGCTTATGGTTGACGTTGTAGCGAGTATCAACACTCCGCAACCGGTGCTTCCTATCAAGGACTTGCTTGGCGGCCCGCTTGTTACCGCCGCCCGTAGAAGCCGGTTCAAGTGCCGGTTCCAAAGCGGCGGCGACTTTATCCCCATGGACAACTGCATCTATGTGAGCAACGCCTATGCTTAAGCCCCGCCGAATAGCTGGTTTCAGTAAACCAGTACCACCAATCGAACCCGTGCAGGAACCTGCAAAGCCGGGACAGGTAGCCATTGACGCATTTATAGAGGCGGACAAAGCGCGTAGAGAACGACGCAGGCTTTTCTCGGAAGGCAACTCGCTTACTGCCGATACCTTTAGGCAGGCTAGCCGACTTGTCGGGGAAGTACCATCGGAGCAAGTCGTATCGCGCGATGTATATGAGAGGTTACGACAGGCGGCTGAAAACACCGCACCAGCGCCCCATGCGTACAATGGCGCTATACATATGGGGGTACCGGTTAGGTCCGATCTTAACCTACCTCCCGGCACAGTAGTTGCCCTCCCGGGGCCAAGCCCGCAAACAATTCAGCGATTTAGGGATATGGTATTTGGAAAGCGTAACGACACATGAGTTCTCTTATTGAGGCCGTCAAGAGCCACCCGTGGGCTAGCGGAATTGCCTTAGACGTGACGCTCCCCTATGTCGAGCCGGTCGCGAATACTGACGATGTATTCAACACGCTCAAAGCAACCGGCTATGCTATTGAGTGCTATTTGATCATAGATATCGATGGGGTACCGCTACCGATACCGGAGGCATCTCGTTTATTCCCTCACGCGCTCGATCACGCATTTGTGCATAGTAAGTTTATCCCGACCATGCTTGGTTTGGATTTGGCTATCATCAATAGGGTTCGCGGAATGTTTATGCGGTTCCGCGTCACAAAAATACCCAAGCGAAATATCGTTATTGAGAAAAGCCGCTCCCCCAAAGCGCCAGCAAGACCGAGCAAGCGCAAGATAAAGACCGCGCGCTAGCTGCTTGTTGCGCAGACAATAATCCGCTATACTATTGGTCTTACGGAAAGGATAGCGCATGCCCGCTATTGGTGCCTTCGACAAGTCTATGCTTGATGCGATCTTGCTGCATGCGGCGGCTAATAATCTCACGTTGATCAGCGTTACCCGTAAGGACAACGGGGAGGCGGCGACGTTTGTTTGCTGCCAAATCGTGGAAGATGGGCGCACAACCATTGTACCGGTCGCGCTCATGGTCGATATCGCGACATTCGAGACTGATTACCATCTGCCGCCCGAGTTTGCCGATCTGGCGGCTATGGCGGCCCGTCATGATATCGAGGTTACCGTTCCCGGCGCTGCTTAGCTTGCAGGAACCTGCACCCGAAGACGAGTAACGATTACTTGCACCACTGACCATTAATCGGTTTAATTCCCTCAACACGGTCAAACCGGAGCTAACCATAATGAATGCCCAGCCCGCACCAAGCGATGCGTCCGAGGACGGTATCGTCGGCCTATTCTCAAGGGACGTTATCGAACGCGGTAACGCACTGTACAGGCGTGACACGGAAATTTACGGCGGATCGACGCTCAAGGCGCTCGCCGAGAACATCGCGTTCAACTACATCTGCGAGAAGGCGGGGGTCGAGTGGCCCGCCCATCCAATCGGAGCGCAGACATACGCGGCGATCAAGCTCATGTCGCTTGCACTCATTCTCAGCAATGCCAAGGCATCCCCGGAAATCCTCGCAGAGGCAATATGCGATCTTGGTATCCTTGGTAGGCGTGCTTCCGACGAAGCGGCCAAGCTAAGGCGGATAGCGGAGGATGCACAAGTTGCGAAAGCCCCTGAACCCGCGCCGCCGCCGTCCAGACCCCGATCAACGCCGCTGCCGGAATTGGTAGCTACCGAGGATGATCTTGAGGAAGCCGGTAGCGAAGCGGCTCTGCTTATCAGGCGGCTTTCCCAAGTACCGTACCGGGGCGGCGAACCCATCGTCAGGATGCGAGAATAACATTGCAGCGGTTCCGTAACATCGCTCTTGGAACCGCTGCAACGCTCGTCTTTTGTCTAGTCTCGCAAAAGATTTTGGTGCTGTTGCTGCCGTATGCGCTCAAGCGTTTCGGCGGCGAACTATTTAAGCGCCTCATGAAAACCTATAAAACCCTCATGGACTACATGAAGCTCCTAAATGGGTTCCTATCCACGCTCCACTAAGAAGTTAGGTAAATGGCCACGCCCGTCAGAGACTATGATGCGCTTGTAAAATCCAGACGAGGGATCGAAGTTTGGCGTCCTGTGCCGTCTTACGAGGATATTTATGAAGTTTCAAATCTTGGCCGCGTCAGGGCAGTTGCTAGGATCGTCACTTCTCCGAACCGAAGCACCATGGTCCGAAAGGCTAGGGCGCGAAAGTTAAATTTCATTGGTAAGAAATACCTCGGTCTCGACCTCTCTAAGAATGGTGTCACCGAAACGTGGTACGTTCATCGAGTTGTTATGCTCGCGTTCTGCGGACCTTTGCCTGCTGGTATGGAGACGCGCCACTTGGACAACGGAATTAATAATGCGTTGTTTAATCTCAAGTACGGAACTAGTATCGAAAACAAAGCGGATAACAAGTCCAAGACGCAAGCGGCCAAGTCCAGTTAAATCCGCTTGCGGGTTCCTGCAAACCAGATAACGTCCAAATTGCAACGACCCGCAATTCTGCGGATTGCAACAGGAGGTTATCATGGCTACTCGCAAAATCGTTACTGCGGCGCTCCCCATTAAAGCCGCGCCGAAAGCCGTCGCTCCCAAGATCGTCACCGCCGCGCCGGTCAAGGCCGCCAAGGTGGAAGCCCCGCCGAAGATCATCGTCGCGCCGAAGACCCCGCGCGCGCCGAAGGTCGAGCGCCACACCCACGAGGTTGTGTCGCAATACGCCGGGCCATCGGCTGGCCTCAACAAGCGCAAGTCGCGCACTGCACTCGACATTGCCGCCTTCGCGACCGCCCCGAGTTATGTGCTTACGGAGCGCACCGAGAAGGTCGGCAAGGCGCTGCGTGCCAAGTACGCGGGCAAGGCGTTTGAGCGGGCTAACGCCGACGCTGGCATTCTCAACTACCTGATCCGCAAGGGCTACGTTGCCCATGTGTCGGGCGACCCGGCTTCCGAGAATTGCATGTTGCAGTTCACGGCGGACGGTCTCAAGTTCCTCCCCGCGCACGGCTAAGTAGCTACTACACCACGTATAGGGCGGCCCGCGTTGGGCCGCTCTTTGCGTTTCAAGACAAGTTGCCGGGGCTTTCCATATAGCAGATTTTTCGCTATAATCTAAAAATCAGCTTTTCGTCTTTGAGGACGGGTTATGAAATCGCATGCTCAGAATTTGACCGAAGAAGCGCACGCCTCTATCATGCGCTATCGCAGCGTAGCACAACATCGGTACGATGAATTCTACCAGATTGTTAAACTCTGGCCGTCCGTTCCGCTTACCGAACTACCGGAGATGCTGCACAAGATCGACGTGCATAGCATGAAGTGGCTCGGTTTGACCAAGACCGAAACCTCGTATAGAGAATTCATCGCTGATCGTCTTGTTACCGACGACCATGGAAAGGTCTATTCGTTTGCCGGGGTGAAATAACCCTGCTCTTATAATCCCACTGCATCGGGCAATAACGCCAACGCAGCAACGGAGCAAGACAATGACCGAATACGTGACGCGCAGCGATTTCAAGCCGACCGATATCGTCGTCGTTGAGCCGAAGGGCCGCAATCCCAAGTGGGCATACGTCGCCGAGTGGAAGGGCAAAAAGTCCGTCCATCTGCGGGAAGTCTATCAGGACGAAAACGAAGCTTGGTGCCCCGGCAAGGGCATTTCGTTCGCCATCGGAACGGACGCCGCGAACCGTGTCGCCATCGCGTTCGGACTGACTTCGGCAATGCCGGAAATTGCCGCCAAGCCCGCGACCAAGACTCCCGCCAAGAAGGCGGCGTAAGCTACTACGTGCCGATGGTGTGGTGATGCTATCATCGGCACGTAGCGGGGCGGATGGCGAGTCCCCATCCGCCCCAACCATTCACCAAGTAACTTCAACAGGAGAGCTACAATGGCTACACTTCAAGACAGCATCGTTATCAACTGGGATAACAAGAAGGAATATAACCGCCACAAGGTTGCGCTCGACACGATGAAAGGATTTGAAAATATCACGCGCATTTCATGCCACGATGCCAACAATGGCGTTGAACAATGGGAATTGAAAACCTCATGAATATCCGGGTTACCCACATTGCGGTCAAAGGTTATCGTGTCAAGCACCGGGTAACCAACGGCCTCAAGAGCGGTGAAACACCGACAGAATACAACGAAAGCCGCGCGATCAAATACGTGCGCTGGCTGGCTAACCGCGACGGCGTTGTAATACCATACGGTAAGGACGTTAGGATAACTTACCGATTGAATAGTGCCTCCAAGAAACGCATTAGCGCGGTCGAGTTCGGGCACAAAGAGGAAGTTTACAACACGCTCAAAAGCGGCAAGCGCGGGGCGTTCTTATACAAACAGTTCGTGTGCGATCTGCGGATTGAAATACCTCATTGGGATTTTGTGCATCCCGAGGTGATTGAAGAAATCATCGGCGCTGCTATTCGCAACGTGAATGGGGTTCGATTATTCCCATTACAGCGGCGCACCAGCGTTCAAGTCTAGTAATCAATCCCCAATCATAACTGATCATCGGTTATAATCTCGTTACCGCATGCAACGCGGGTAACGGAGACGAGCAATGCGCCTTACTCTCAAGAACGACGGATATCCGTGGCGTTCGATCTATCGCGGACGCAACCGGATCGGCAAGGTGTGGCAACACGCCGAGACCAAACGCTTTCACGGCATGATCGGCAAGACCGAGGCCATGGGTAGCTCTTTCGAAGATGCCTTCCGCAACGTAGCGGCGAAACACATGGGCTTCGATAGTGTCGATGGCCTTGAGCGCAACAATCGCGAAGTGCGGCGCAAGAATAGTGCTATGCGCGCTGCGGGGCGATACGTCGCTGACGAAATGTTGCGTGGCAATTTCGAGCCGTTCGGCAAGTTACTGGGAGTCAAGTGATGCCTAACCATTGTTTCCACGTCCAAAGTTTTTACAACGCGCGCCGCATCCATGCGTTGTTGTCGTCACACCATCAGCGGGCAGTTATCCGCTCCTACGAAATCCTCGCAGATATCTATCTGCAACTGTCATTCGGAAATCGGTCATGAGCTTACCAGTACGAGACGATGTTATTGAATGCCAATACCATCGTTCGCCAACCAGACTTGAAATCCGCTTCGGCGAAGGCGCGACGCATTACCGGACGTTCAAAGTAGAGGATTGCTGCCATCGCGGCACACGTACCAAGAAATGCTGGTTTGTAGCCGACGATGGACTGAGGTATTACGCATGAGCCGTCTTATCAGCCGCGATCCATTTGCGCGCCAAGAGCTACATCGCGAAAGCGTTGCAGCATCCGGCAGAACGTGCGATTGGTGCGGCAGTGATCGGACCAACAAGAAGCTGTTCTGCTACTACAGCGAAAGCGATGGCGGCAGCAAGCACCGGCATAAAGGGTTGTTCTGCTCGAAATCCTGCCACGACGACTACCACGGGTGATCCATGGAAAACTATCATGAACAGTTCAACGAAGCGGTTCGCCATGGCCGGATGATTGAGGCGATCAAAGCCTATCGTCTTTGGAAAGTTATCGGCCTTCGCGAAGCGGCGGACTATGTGCAGCACAACTGGCACATGCTCCAATTCTGCGACCGTAATGGAGTTAAGCCATGAAGATGCGCGCCATACTTGGTATTGGATTAATCCTCGCTCCGTTCTACATCAATTTCTTCAGTGATGATTACGACGGTACCAAAACCAATTCCGCCCCCATGATCATAAGCATGATGATCGGCGTCCTGCTTTTGCTATCAACAATCAAGCCGCGACAATGAACACACCCAAAGAAGTCGCGGACCATCTGCGCAACCTAGCTTCACAGAAGCGGCGCTCCGCAGCCTTGCGTAAGACAAAAACGGATGCTAGGGTCGATACCTACGTTGCCGCCCAGTTGGACCTAATCGCGGCACAACTCGAAAAAGAAATAATTGCGGAGTAATTCAATGCGTATCATTTCATTAATCGCGCTGTCATTCATCCTCGCCGGTTGTGCCCATAAGCCAGTGTCGAACTCCGACAACGCGGCATCTTGCACCGAGAAATTCCCTACCTATCAAGAATTCATGACGATGGCGTATCCCACGCTCTATCAGTGGTCGATAAACGCACTCATGGCTCAAGATATCGTATCCAACAAAAACGCCACCGGTCAGCCGCCTAAACCATGTGACTCAATGCTGGCGTACCTTGGTGACACAAGTATCGCGCAAGCTATGCGATATCGCTAATGCCCATCAAGAAACTCGATAGGCCGGTCGGCTTCAACAACTGCATGCTCGTCGATGTTGACGCGGCATTGAAGCGGCTTGACGACTACCCGAGTTTCTATCTTGGCGCGGCGGAAGTAGCGGCGATATGCCAATTCAAAAGCGGAACGATCTGGCGGCGAGTTGTCAACTATCCTATGCTAATGCCGCGAGCGGCGGTTCGACTTAAGATGGGCCATATATACCTCAAGACCGACGTTCGGGTATGGATCGAAGCGCAACGTGTCAAACCAATCGTGCAGGAACCTGCAAAGCCGGAGTAATACAAAATGCCCAAGCAACGCACAGGTAAACTAAAGCGCGATCTGCCCATCAACCTCTGGGGTACCGATGTTGTATTGCCTAAAGGCACCAATGTCGAATACCCCAGCAAGATAAACTCCATGTGGGCGGTAGCGTCGGTCGATCTACTGATTAAGTTAACCGGCAATACCCACGATCCCAAGTATCGCTACGCATGGGTACCCACAGACGAGGTTGACGAGCAATGAGCGACGTTCGCGAGGTTACGCACGAACAATTCATCGAGATTACCGCTTTGCTCGGTAAAGCGATGGTGATACACGATGCCTCAAAGGGCCACAACGTAACGCTAGCTGAAAAGCTGGTGTTGCTTAACGAAGCCAAAGCATTGCGCGAGCAAGCAGCCGCTATAGGCCGGACGTAATACAATGAGACGACCACGCAAGATCAACGTCAGTAAACCCCAAACCGATCTTACGCCGGGCGCATTGAAACTGATCCAGTCCCTTCGTAAGACACAACTCTATATCCAAGTTACTGCTGAAAACCTGCTAATCGCGGCCGAGTTAGTAAGTAAGGGATATGGCTATGCACAAACCAGCTATGCCTTCGAAGACGAACGTGGAATAGAGATTGCTCTATACCCCAAAGCTCTCGACCTCAAGTAGCCTACAAGATAATTAGACTCTGTATGAGTCACACCCACTTTGAAATCACCTATTTAGTGCAACATCGTATTACGATGTAAGACCAATCCCCACAAACACTTAGAAACCACGTTATCGCCGGGGCAATAAAAACTGCTAATCGCGGACGCATGTAAAGAGACACTATATAGTAAAGCCAAGATAGGCAGGCAAATGACACACAACGTATAACCCTCCTATAGGACACTCCATAGACCCCCTAGGCATTACCCCCATAGTCAACCTAGATGAACTTGCCTCACGTTGTAGCGAGGCAAAAGGGCGATCCTAATTTTTATTGAAGAAGTTGGAGGTGGTGATGAAGTTGAAGTAGCTAGACAAATGGCGCTAGGTAAATGTGCAAGTATGTTGTTGTAGTTGTTGGTGTATTACATAGTTGAAGAAGGTGTTGTAGGTGGTGATGGAGATGGTGTAATACGCTATGTAAGGCAGCTATCCATGTAAAGTAATCCGGCGTTGCGGGTTCCTGCAAACTATCTATTCTACTCAAACCGGCAGCAAGCCGGGGCAAACAATAAGTAGGGGTTAATCAAATGAAGACGTTCGGTATCACGCTCGTAATGAGCATCATCCTTCTGCCTATCATGCTCGCGGTCGCCTGCAACGCAGTTGGCTTCTAATGAAAGCGGTGTTATTCAGCATCCTCTGCTTCGCACTTGTTCTCACATACGTCTTACATCACTAGGAGAGCCACATGAGCATCATTCTCAATCAAAACACCGATGGTGTCTGGCAGTTCGTCGTCGTCCATGAAAACGGCGACTTAATGCAAACCAGCAAATACGAATACCTAACTCCCGAGATTGCGCTGTCTCATGCGCAGCTTTGGATTGCATCAATCAACTAAGTTTACCCCCAAACTACCCTGCTAAGTCGCAGGGTCTTTTTTTGTGCTGATAGGTAAATGTACGCATGTATTACAGCCAAGAAGTAGATAGGTAAATGTGCGTGTATGTAAGACAAAGAAGATGAAGAAGGAGTTGTTGAAGAAGTTGGAGAAGAAGTAGTAAGAAGGTGGAGTTGTTGTATGAAAGTAACACGTCGAAAGTAGAATGTTGTCTTACAGTAACATGTTGCAATGGAGTAGTTGTTGTAAAGGAGTTACATCTCTCGATGTTGTAATGGAGTAACACTGTTGCTATGGAGTTGAAGTAACAAATCTTGATGAAGTCGCAACAATTCGTGTATGTGCAACGCGTTAGGTGTTGTGCGGTAGATGCGCCGCAGCATGTAGGTGCGTTGCGGTAGGTGCATTGCGGCGTCTGCAATCGACATGCCAACTAGGACCGTTGCGGGTTCCTGCAAACTAAAAAACCGATTTGGCGCGCTATGCGTTATTTCGGCAATTCCATAGCAACATACCGGGCAAGCGGATGGCATACCAGCGCCGCGCTAATGCAATCCTAGCGCCATACGTCTGCAACAATACGTGATTTCGATTTATCGCTATGGGTACGCGATTTCGCTTGCGCGTCTTACAATCATCGGGCAGGTTTGCATTCGACGGCGCAACCCGCACCGTTAACCCGCCGCATGCAACGCGGCTTAATACCGGAGCTTACATCATGGCCAAATCAACCCGCAAAATCGTTGCCAAGCCCGCTGCAACCGCAACCGTTGCCACCGTCACCAAAGCCGCTGCAAAGCCGGTTGCGGTTGCTGCCACCGTTGCCAAGCCCGCCGCCGTGCCTGCCGTCATTGCGGTGCCTGCCGTTGCCAAGCCCTCGGCTAACATTACCCGTACCGCTGCAACCGTCGTTGCCCAGCGTACCAACTTCGGCACCCTTAGCGACCGGGATACAGCCTACCTCGGTTTCTATCGTCGGCACGCCGCGACCCAAACCGGCGGCATTGCTACGCTTGCGTCCATCGTTGCAAGCGGCCTGCGCCCGGCTCACCTCGGCTCTAACAAGCCGCACGACGCCGGGGTTATCAACCGCCTTGCGAAAGCGGGCCTTATCGCGGCCAGCGCGGACGGCCATAGCTTCACTATCACCGCCCTCGGAACGTCCACCAAAGCCTAACGCGGGCCAGCCATAGCGCCAACCCTATCAGCCGGGCATACGTGCCCGGTTTTTCTTTGCCTATCAGCGGTCATCCTAATGCATTCTAAATGCTATCGCACATATGCATCGCCGCGACATCCTAAACATGCATACGATCAATCGGACACGCCGCGAAACGGCAGCAGTGCCACGACCCCCTCCCTATATGTACAAGTGCAAAAATCCCCAGCAAAAAATATACGAAATGGTGTAAGACAGCGCTGTAAGACAATGCGTCCCATTTCGGGGCACAAAGGCATGGAAAGCATAATAAATCGCGGCAGATAGTCACATAGCTCTTGCGGCATTGCGGTAACTATAATAATCGGCTATATTAATCTTCGTTAACAATAATCTGCGATAACGGGGAACTACCATGAAATTGCTAAATTGGGCGTCGCAAAAGCTTACAATGATAGTGTGTTCCACAATCGCGTGGTGCATCACGGGGACAAAGCCGTTCTAAAAAATTCTCCCCGGGAAAACTACAAAGAGCTAGTAAGACCAAAGCAAGACAGGATCGCGACATGGCACTACTACGACAAGAGAACGCGCTAATGCCTCCGGGCTGTGCAATCACAAGGTCGTTCGCTACTGGGGAATACCAATGCGACGGCTGCGGCTGGACTGGGAGCGAATTTCCAAACGGCTGTCAGAAAATATCCGAGATTGCTAATTTGCAGGTTCCTGCAATACAAAATTCGAAGCTCTTTCGTATTATCGCGGATGCTACCTTCGAAGCGGAGGATATCGACGATGCTATGTTGCAGATGGCACATCATTTCGCGGACGTGCATCTCGGCGTAGATAGCGGCGTTCTCAAATCTGGCCAGATCGAAGTCAAGCCAGCGGCGGACTTCAAACCGGAGTAAAGCGTAATGTCATTGCAGCATCGCTGGTCAACCTTCCTCAAGGAACACCATATCCTTATGGAGGATGAAGATCACGCCAACCAAATTCGGGACGTGTTCTACGCGGGAGCTATGGCTTTCTATTTGGAAGCCGGGCATCCTCAAGCAACGCAGCAAACGGTCGAAGCGCTCTGCGCTGAATTGAACCGCAGCTACAAGCTGATTATGGTCAGCGACGGCAATAGGAGAATGCATTGAAGCTATCGGAAAACATGCTCAACTTCCTCGGGTATCTCTTTGAAGGTGACGAGGTTAACTCTCACGAACACTGGTGCCCTGCTTGGGACGCGGTAGCGCTTGCATACCCATTTGGAATTGCATCGGCGGTCGAGAACAAGCTTATCGAAGAATTTATATGGGATGGTCCCGGCTACCGTCTTACTGATCGTGGTAAAGCAATCGGTAAACTTGGCGAGGATATGCGCAAGTATAGTGGTGTTAAGTCGGGCTTTATCCGGCATGCGCAGCTTCTATTGGACACAGATATACTCTAAAAAGCATGCAAACTTCTCAAAGATTACATGCAAAATTTCGCGGTGGTTTAATCAAGAAAATACGGGGGGAGTTTTTAACAAAGTGTAAATACGTATGGAGTAAATAGTAATGCGTAAATCCAACAGTCAGTATCCACGTCAAAGGAAAGTGTCACGCTCGGTAGTGTCACGATTACAGACAGTAACGAGGAACAATTAAATGGCTAGCACGAAGCACGGTACTGAAACCGAACCACACACGTCGATCAAGATCACGATCATGGCGAGTGGAGCCACTCCGATCAAGGTGGTTACCAACGGACGGCCATTAGCCGGTGATAATCTTACCGCAGTCATGTACGAAGCGTGTGTTAACGCTTGGGGTGCGTGCCTCGGCCTCGATCACGATAAGATCGCATCTATTACCATTGAAATATTTACTCCGCTGCACGGGCCGGTATCGATGCCTTCTCGCAATGAAGGCTTGTCTAACTCTCTTTAATCAGCCCCGCATTTCGCGTATAATAGCATCATCGGCTACGGCCAATAATGCGCGATATGTGGGAACCAATCAATGTCAATCCAAGTCACCGTCAACGGCGTGGCCGTCGAACCTTTACGGGTCGTCGTCAATAAAGAGCCGGCTTCGCAAGGGAACTTGCGGGCCTTACTGTATGAAGCTAGCGTCAACGCCCTCGGAGCGCTAACTGATCTTGATCTTGAGACCGTGCGTTCGGTCAAGATCGACGTGCAGGTTCCTGCACCCAAACCCCCCGCCCCCAAATTCCCCGTGCCCAAGAAGGCGCTTAGGAAAGCGAGCAGGGCATGATGATGTATTATTACGTCATCGACGGCGAAGTGTATTTCACGCTTTGTCGCGGGACGTACCCAACTAAACTCAGTCCGGTGTGGAATAGTCCTAGCGCTTCCGCTTGGCTCATACCCGGCACAATGGGGAATAGCGATGATGAAGGTTAGCGATGTCGATAACG